GGCATCTCCAAGCATCAATATACATATCAGCATACTTATTCATGATACCTTCATACATTTCTGTACCAGGTCTACGTTGTAATACACCGTTAACTTCTCCTGAAGTAATCCAAGTAAAGTCACGTCTTACAAGTTCACCAATCTTAGTTTGGTCTAGCATATATAAGTTATTGTCTCTAGCGTACTTATCCTTATATAATACATAGTTATCAAACTTAAGTTCATAAGAACCACCAAGTTGCATACCTTGACCTACATTAGTTAAATTGTAGTTCTTGAATTGGTATAAAGCTTTCTCAACTTGAGAAATGATTCTATGGTTAGCACAACATAATGTGATAGCAGTACCATCTGGTGAAGTTAAAGCTAAATGGTCAGATAAATCTCTTAAGATTTCTTCATTTACATAATGGCCATTAGCTCCGTTACCACCCATCTCAACTGCTGTACAGTTTAATGAACGATAAATATTTCTATCTACACCAAAGATAAAGTTATTTTGAGTAACAACAATATCTTCAAGACCAGTATATTCTTTAGCAATATTACCAGTTTCATCTAATTGTCTTGAATAAACTGTAGCAGTACCAGAGCTTTTAGCTACTACATCTGTGAATGTATCTTGCTTAACCCAAGATAATGTACCATTATCACTAGTTAATTTATAAACTGCTTGGACAATGAATAATACTCTTTCACTATGAATTTCTGTATTATCTTTTTGCCAAATGAAACCAGCAATACGAAGGTCACCTGCAGCTGCTGTAGCTCCTGCTTGATAATGAATTAGTGCACCCATACCTGAAATTAAAGAGTGAGAGTTCACCATCTTAAATGAGATAACTTTAGGTGCTTTGCCATATCTAAACATGTTATGATATGCACCACGATTATCTCTAGTATAGTCTAATACTGCATCACTATAAGCTTGCTTATCTGCAGCAGTAGCTGTATCACTTAATGTAGAACCTGCTTCATTTACAGTTACTACGTCAAATATTTTTGAATTATCTAGAACTAATTCACCAATTCTACCAGTGTGTGAACCATAGATATAACGATTATAAGTATGTTTCATACCGATTTCCATATCAGATAATTGGTCTTTTAATACATCAATTAATGAACCATCACCTGTACCTTTAAGAATAGCTTCATCTGTAATTGAGAATGTAGCCATTAACTTAGTAGTATCGAATTCTGCATCAACAGTTTCTCCACCACGTCCTGAGAAATCATCCATTTTTAATTCATATCTATCAAATGTACCAGAACCTACAGCTCTTACATTATCAGAGATACCTAACTTAAATGATTTATATTTCTTTTTTCCAGTAATAGTATCCTTTGGTAACTTATTAATTAAAGCTTCCATAGTATTGAATTCATTTCTGAAGCCTTCCTCATATTCAGTCTTCATGAAATCTTCAATAACATTCTTAACTGAGTAATTACCATCACCAATAGAATTACCCATATAAATTCCTGAATTTACACTTACCTTTTCCATAGTCTTAATCTCCTTAAATTATAATTTTATTGGAATTTTTGACTACCACCTTGTCTTAATCTATCCTTGAATGCTGCAAAGGCATCTCTAGTATTCTTAACTGGAGTACCTTGTGTTCCAGGTAACCCTTGTCCAGCTGACTGGTCATTTGGATTCATAACTGGTGGTTGCCCATTTATAATTGAAGCGACTTGCTGTACTCCTGCTGCATTATTACCAGCTTGTACTTGTGGAGTAGGTGTACCACTAGGAGCTGTGGCCTTGCCAACGTTATGTACTGGATGGTCTTTCTTAGCATAACATCTACCATATACTAGATTGAATGCATCTGTTGCGTATTCAACTGTTGTATTCTTAAGTGTCATGTTTGCTTTAAGGAACTCTAGATAGTCTTTCATACAGGCTTCTACGATTGCATCACCATAGTTAGCTTTGATAATAGCTACTGCTTGATTAGTAATATCTCTTTTCATATTATCTTCAAGATATTTTCTAGTGATGTCATCTGTTCCTTGTGCTTGAGGTTGAGCAGGTGCTTTTTTAAAATCTGCAATCTGTGCTTCTAATTTTGTAACATAACCATTCTGGTCACTAATAACCTTCTGCAGAAAGGCTTTAGCCTCTTGGTCAGTTACTTTTGCTAATGCTTCGTCAATAGTCATATATTCAATATTCTCCTTCCTTACTGTGCTGTAATGCTTTTGCCTTGGCTATTTTCTAGCTGTACCTTTAAGTGCGTCCTTGGCATCTGCGAATACATTACTTTGTTGACTTTGCTTCATGAACTGTTCATGCTGTTTAATATGTGCGTCTAACGCTTCCTGTAAAAGCTCCCAGGCTTTTGGGTCTCGTTCTTTAAGGCACCTGACCTCAGGCGAGATTCGGAAAATATTATGTTCAGCAATGTGCTGTTCATGTCTATGGTAATTATAAGCTTGTGGTATTTCCTTGTTGTTTAGGATTAAATCATTCTCCCAACAAATTAAATCATGATTAGCTCTTTCTGCAGGGTCAAGTGTATCACGAAGATAACTTGCATGCATTGAGTTAAGTAATTCAATTTTAGATTGATAACTTAATCCAGACTGAGGATTATACAAGCCAAAATTACCTGCTTGTTGAAGTTTCTTGTCGAACACTTGGTCTGATTTCATCAAGAAGTCTCGATTTACAATCGTAACCTGTTCGGCATCTACCTCTTCTAACCTATATTTTAACATATAATTATCAATTTTGGCAAGTTCTAATTCTTTAATTAGAGTCTTACCACGTTGTTTTTCTAGATAAATAAGTTTTTTAAATACATTTATCATGCAAGAAGATATGTTATCTACTGCATTTACAAGTTTATTTTCATCTGATTCAGATAGCTTATCTACTACACCATCAGTTCTTACATTCGATTTAGAAGAACCGAAAGCTGTCATTTGAGATAGACCTGCTGTAACTAGCATGTCATCCTCTAGAGCTTTAAGATAATTCATAAACTCAGCAGATAATTTATCTTTCTGAACTGGTTGTGGAGCCTTAGCATTTCTCTTTAATCCTATAAGCTTACCAGGTTTATTTGAAAAGTTATTTTTGTTTATTAGAGAACCTTCCCAATAATATAATTGACCTATAGCAATATGGTTAACATACTCTAAGTATCTATTCTTTACAGCATTGTATGTGTCTTGAATAGGAATAAGCTGTGAATATACTGTCACACCAACTAGTTTATTAGGAACTGATTGCATTCTTAAGAAGTCAAATGGAATAGCTCTTCTACCATTTGCTGCATTCACATAAGGTAATATATCATCATATAAAACTTTCTTGTTACAAGTTATAACGTATCTACCATTAGGATATAAAGCATCAGGCTTTTTATAATATTCATATACATAAGCATATTCTATAGCACCACCATTAGTCATACCAAAATTAGTATAACGTGGGTAAGTTGAAAGCTTCGCATCTGATATAGATTCTTTTTCAGCAGCAAATCCCCAACGTGCTTTTATATATTCACATGGGAATACTCTTCTATGTACTAATTCATTAACATCTTCCATTGACTCTATATAATAAGAATCAACAAATACTTCATGAATAGGTACTGGCATAACGAAAGGTCTTCCTTCATAAATTTTTAATTTACCTTTCTGCTCGCCTATTTGAGTCCCCTCTAATTCTGCTATCTTATCTCCAGCAGACCAATCAATACCTGTCTTAAACCACTCTAATCCATACACATCATCACGTTTAATAGCTTTCTCATAAAGTAATTTGAAATTGCTTTTTAACATAAAGTCATTGATAAAGTTATTAACCTCTATAGAATCTTGAACTGCCTTGCTTGTATTATTATAAGGAATGATACCTGGGATAGGCATGTTCTGCGTAAGGATACCATAACGTGTAAGATAGATTGGCAAAAGTCTGTTAAAAATCTTTTTTTCTGTATAGACATTAGGGTCAGTATTCTTTTGTTCTATATTAAGTTTTCTAACATTTATCTTTTTATTTTGTGCTCCCGATATATATTCGTTATTCAACTTTCCTTGAAGTATGTAAGGATTTAATCCTGTCATAGAATCGTCTACGAACATTTCAATATAGGTAGCAATATCTTTTGCCATCTGTCTCATTTGTTACCTCCTAGATATTAGGGTCATAAGCATGTGGGTCGAACACAGGTTCATTATCATCCATATCTTGAACGACTTGCTCTGCATTTGCAGTGTTTTGCTGTTCATTAGCTAAAGCATCTAACTGTCTTAATGCTTCAGTCAAATCTTCTTGAGTAGCTCTTTCTTTTTCAATGCTTTCTTTAGTCATAACTAGCAATCTTTTATTAACTTCATTTAATAATAACATTTGATTATATAAAAGGATTGCAATGATAACTACTATTACAACAAGAGCAACAATTAATGTGATAAAAATTACATTGTTCATTTCTTCTTACTCTCCTTTTTAACTGGTTCAGGCTGATTTAAAATATCTTTTACTTCAATTCCCAAATAAGCTTTAACTTTTTCTGGGTCAGCTAGTAGTGCTTCCCTAAGAATAACTGCGTTCAAAGGAATGAATTCTGTTGAGCCTTTACAACATAAACAAATATCATTTATGGTGTGAAGAGTGACTGGCAAACCTAATCTAATAGGTGTAATACCAGCATTAGAAACTTTTGAACTGTGTTCTAAATAATATCTTGTCTGCATATATTTCTCCTTTTTGATTATATTTTATCATAATTCAAAAATACTATCAACACTAATTGTGTATTCATCGGCTTCCTCTTCCTCTAATTTTCTCTCATCTTCATCTAATAATATCTGTAGATAACTTCTATTATCAACTGTTAATGATTCAAAGCCTAGAGGTTCTATGTCATCAGAGTAGAAAACAAGGAAGTGACCATAGGCATCAATAGCGTGGTCTTTACATTTAGAAGCAAGTTGTTCTGGATTATCATCATCATGAACAGCATTATTTAATTCTTCAATAAGATTTGTACATGCTGTAGATATTCTGAATTTGTAAACATCATCAGCATTTTTAAGAGTTGTTGCTGAGTGAATCTTATCATATCTCATCATAACTTTACCTTTACCAGATTCTACTCCTACAGGGTTCAATCCATAGAATTCAAATACATCAGATTTAGTTTCACCTATAATCTTACCTGTATCATTTCTATATCTATCACCACCACGGAACATATCATGTGGTAAACATGTGCAAGATATTTCAAAGTCTTCTGATTCTTTTGCAATCTCTTTTACGAAATCTTCAAATACTAATTCCTGTCCATATAGTTCTTTGAATGTTATTACTCTATGGTCTGGGAATACTGCATGCCATAAGCAACAATAGTATGATGGTTTATAACCCCAGTCTATTGATGCAAATATTTCCACATGACCAGATAGTTTTTGTAAATCTTCAGCTATAGCTTGAGGGGATAATAATTGTTCTGGTTTTAAATCGAAGTATCTACCAGCAACTACATCCCAGTTACCATACATATCCATTTGCTTTTGATGGTCTGATAATGATTCAAGGTTTGCAACATAAGAAGCATTAAGATAAGGGTTATCTTTAAATGATGCTGGTATGAAACGAATAAATCTCTTAATCCAGTGACCATCTCTTGGGTCTTGAACAAACTCAATGTGGTCTTTAGTTTGGATAGGTGTCTTGTGTTCGTCATACTTAACAACAGTTGTGTCAATGAATCTTTCCTTAACCCACTTATGTCCGATACCTCCTGGGTTACATCCAAATACAACTTTAGTTGGAATATGTATAGGCTTACCTGTATATTTATTTAATACTGTAGCTGAACGTACGCAGGTTAATAGATAGTCAATAGTTCTCTTCTCTTGCTTTGTAACTTCATCTATTGCAAGGTAGTGGAATTCCCATCCTTGCTTTGCTTTAGCTTCTTGATAGTTAGCAACACGTTGTAGTGTGATATAACTACCATTAGGGAAAACAATAGAACGAGAAGGATACCATGAACTAGACTTTTCTTTATATTCATAAATAGTTATACCATTAACTACTGGTGGGAAAAGTGTTGGTAACTTATCTAGGAATGATTGCTTAACAGCATCTAATGTTTCACGAAGTATACAACACTTTGCACCAGGATAAGTCTGACAGAACATAAAGGCATCAGCGAGGATGCCAGCAGATTTGCCAGCACCTCTCGCTCCACCATAGCAGATTATCCATATATCATCATAACTAACAGGAGCATTATGCAATAATATTTGTTTTGGAGTTGGCCTATAGTTAGGCGTTATTACCATAGTTTGTGCCACTATTTATTACCTCCTTGGCTGAATGGATTGAAGCCTCTATCTCTTTTAACATAAGATGTACCATCTTTATAATGTTGAGTTTCTGTTCCCCAAATATCCTTTGATGTTCCATAATCAACAGCATTACGCATGTTGCTATAAATATCTGAAGGAGTTGAAGAACTATTATAGTATCTTCTATTTTTAGAATATGTATTTGTATTCCAGTTATTAACATTATTGTAATAATGGTTTCTATATGTAGGCTTGTAACTAGATGAAGAATATAATGTAGGATAATTGCGTTGATACTTATACAAAGAATTAACATTATTGTTTTTAAAGCTTCCTTCAATAGGCTTAGCCTCAGCTTGCTGATTAACTACGTCATAATATAATTCATCTAAGTTAGGGAAGATTCTATCTTCATACACTAAAGCAGATTTGATTGAATTATATTCTTTTTGTGATAATGAATTATAGAAATCAGTTTGATTAGTAAGCTTTTGAATCTGAGTTCTAAGAGAAACAGCAGCTATTGCAGATTTAATTTCTTTTAGGCTAACATGATTATTAACAGCTTCTCTTATAATATTATATATTGTTGTAGGAGATGCTTTAATATGCATAGCATTTCTTAGTTTAGATTTTAAACCATCATAATAATCTTTGTTAAACTCAGAATTTAGATTTGTATTATAAGTATCTTTATTATTTAAAGACTTATATTCGTATACAATATTTAAAGCTGTGTTGTAATTTTTCCAATCAGACTTAAATGATTTTGAGTTTCCTAATTCTTCACGGAATGCATTTTCAAATCCATGACCAAGAGTTTCCATGAAGTTATCATCATTATATTCATAAGTATTCATTGTATTCATAAATGCATTAGCACCTTTAGAACCCATTGAATATCCTAAAGCTTTTCTAGATAAATTATCAAAGAAGTTTTCCCCTTGATTACCATAAGGATTTGTGAAGTTATTCTTTGGTATTAAAGCATCAGGTATCATAGTGAATGCAGGATTCAATTTGTTCCAAACATTTTGATTGAAATAATTTCCTAAAGCTTCACCAAATATATCCATAGCTTTTGAAGAACTATCATCATCCTTATGATTCTTTATTGCATTGATTAAAGGATTAGCTACTAAATTCTTAACACCATAATATGGATTCCATACAGTAGATGTATTCATTACTGTATCATCTAATAATATAGAACTAAATAGCTCTATTGATGCATCATCAGATAATATAGAATCAATCATTTCTTTCTTATCTTCTTCGTCATCATCCATTAACCAAACTGGCAACATTTGTAATAGAACCTGAGCTATAACTAATGTACCAATAGAACCAACTTGTCTTCCTAACCATTTTAGTGTAGAAGAATCTGCTGTACCTGTAAAGATTTCTTTTGCAGCGAACGCTCCAGACCTTATCTCGTTTCTAGCAAACCTTACTAAAGCTAATGGGAATGTTGTGAAGATGAATCCATGTGCACTTAAATCACCAGCTACACCAGGCATATCACCGTATGTACCATAAGTATTTGATACAATCATAGCAGCTATTCTAGAAGATGCTTTTGTTCCAGCGTTTGTACCAGAAATATCATTCTTCATATTATCAGCAATCTTTTGAAGTTTGTCTTTTAAATAATATGAGTTACCTAGTCTGCTATAAATAGATTCAATTTTGCCACCATTATCATCTAATGTTTGTTTTAAACTTAAATACATTGCATATCTATTTGCTAAATGTTGAGCAGTAAATTGTTTACCAATAAAGTTTAGATAAGGGTTTTTAGATTGTGTGTATCTTTCACCTAGAGATACTTTATTAGATAGAGGGTCAACACCTGTTATATCCATAAACTCTCTTAAAGATTCTGCACAATACTTACCATTACTTTGAAGGTATGCACCTATCTCTTTTGTAACTTGAGGTAAATATTTAACTGTCTCAAAATTACCAGAAGCTATAGAACTACTTAAATCAAACATTGAGAAGTTTAACATTCTAGTAGGGAACTTAACTGGATTAGCCATAACAAGTTTAATAACTAAGTTGCCTATAGTACTTGTTATTTTCTTTAATAATGATGGTTCACGAGTATAGAATAACTTTTGAGTATGCTTTGCTACTGTTGCATCCATGAAATATAAGTCACCACGTAGAGCATCAAGTGCAACATTTTGTTCATATGTTCCTTCTAATCCACCTTCACCATGAGTTAATCTAAAGATATAATCATCTGTTGCATAAGGTGATAAAGCTTTGAATTGAGACAAGTCTTTGTTATACTCTCTACCAAATTGGTCTGTTATAACTAAGCCATGTTCTTCAGCATACTTTGTTATTGATTCATATATTCCATCAGTCAATGTTGTTTTCTCACCACGTTCAATTTGTATTGTAGTAATTTTTCCTACTATGTCCATCATAACTGTATAAGCTTTTACAGCATTATCTAATGTAGTATCCTGAGGATTTGCCATTGATTGAGATAATAAATTATGGAATGTTATATCACCATAGGATTCTTTCAAAGGCTCTAAGTATCTCTTATATATTTCGTTATATAAAGAAGCATACTTCGCACAAGATGTTAGAGCTTCAGGGTCTAGTTTAATATTAGACATATTTAAAGTATCTTTAACTTGAACTATAAAATTATTCAAGCCAGCATTCTCTAAACTTTCAGCATCATCACTACCATATTTATTGAGTTCTTCTACAGATATTTTAGAGCTTATTGCACTACAAGTTTCATCAAATGCAAGAGTATTAGACATAGCTCCATTGCTCTTCATCTCTTCTCTATAATTTAATAATGCGTGGAAATTACCAACTTGAGATGCTGCACTAACTATATTAGTTAATGCATCAAACTCTGTATAGCATCCTTCAGGGTCTAGGCCAGATGTAGCACCTTTTATAGAGAATGGATTGTTTGTATACTTAGCAGTACCTGCAAATATTAAAGAGGAATTTTTTACACGGTCTTCTTTTGAACTACCTGTAGCTTTTGTAGGTAAGAAGAATCTTGCTCTATTAGGACAAGTTTGACCTGTAGCATTACAATAAGCTTGCATAGCACTATATATTCTATTACATACAATATTTAATTGTTCATCAATAGGAGCGAATATTTTTCTATAGCTCTCTATATGATTTGATATAGTAGATAAGTCACCTTTACTTGTAACATTAAGTTCTTTTAAAATATTATCTTTTACTTTTTGATAATATGCTGCAGTTTTTTCTTTCAACTTTGTTTCAAGTTTATTATTACAGAAGGCTAAAGATGACATTAAGTTTTTAAGTTTAATATATCTATTATAGGATTCTTTTAATTCGGTGTTAGCATTTATTTTTCCTGCAACAGTAAGGAATTCTGAGCCAAGTAATTGATTTCTATAACTCTTAACATTAGCTCTGTAAGCTACTACAGTTCTATCTGTATCAGCTTCTTTTATTTTACTAGAGCTTAATATATCTGTATGGAACTCTGCAATATCTTTAGATGCTTTTAATCTTTCAATTTCTAAATCAAAACGTGTCTTATCGAAAGTAGAAGAAGCACCTCTTGTCTCATCAACTACATTGCCAAGAAGATAATTTAAGTCATCCATATTTACTAGAGTAGATATATCTTCGGCTTCAGGCTTGTTAATTGATTTAACTAAATTGTTTAGTTTGTCAATGTTTTCATTTGCTAAGTTGTCTTGAGCTTCTGTATCAGTTCCTTGATTATAGAATTCTCTTAGAGTATCACTATCACTAATAGATTTTCTTAACTGGTCAATTACAGGTTCAAACATTTCATGACGTTTATAACCATATAAACCACTCTTGCTTACATCAGCATATTCACCATAAGTTCCTATAAATGGTTTAGGGTTAGCAGTGAACACTAAGCCTTTATCATCATCTAATCCGAAATATCTAGGAGCAATATCTGATATGATTTGGTCTCTATTAGTTGTTAATCTTCTAACTCTTTCTAGTCTATTCTTAGCAGTAGATAAGTAAGCTTTTAAATTAGTATTTAATTTATCAGCCCAATAAGCTGTACCAGTACCGACTTTTTGAGGGTCATTATATCTAGTAGAGAAATATTTACCAGTAGAATCACCATGTATAAATTCCTGCTTAGAAGAATCATTATATAAATCATTACCAGCATTTTCTGTGAACATATATTGTAAGTCTCTTGTAAGATTTGGATATTGATTAATAAGTCTTTGCTCTGGTGTAATTCTATCTTGCGTTGCTGCTACATCTCCTACTTTAGGGTCAGCGATACCAGCAATGCGTGCTGTCTTTTTCATATAAGGAACACAATCTACATAAGACTGAGTATTAAATGAATTAGACTGATTACCAGATTTACCATTCATTAAGTTCAATACACCATTTAATGTATAATCATTTATATTATTTTTAAATTGGTATAGATATTTTTTATCAACACCTAAAGTTTCTGCAAGTTCTGCTACAAATTTTTCTAGTGGGTAGTAAGCTTCTGAGGCATCTGTATAATTATAGCCATCAACTTTCTTTCCACCAGATAATATGTTTTGGTCACCAAGTAGGAAACTTTCAGGTCTTGTATAGTAATAAAGTAATGTATTGTTCTTATGAATTTCTTTTGCTTTAGTTTTTGACTCAAGCTTTTTAGTACCATCTAATTCCTCAGCATCTGTTGGTTTAAGTGCTGGAGACATATCAGGCAATTTATCTATCATATATCTTACATAAGGGTCTTTAGATGTATATAGTTGTTTAACTTCATCATCAGACATTTTATCAAAGATATAATATAAAATATTTGAACCTGTGTTTCCAGATGTTAAAGTTCCATCTAGCATGTTCTTAACTAAATCATTAACATTAGGTAGTTCTTCTTTAATTTTAGCACAGTGTTCATATAGAAGTTTAGCTAATAAAGTTCTATATACTCTTACACCATTAGTTGAACTAGCCCAAGGAGTATTAGCTTTATCTAATAATCTGCTAATCTCATTCTCGTTTTTAGAATCATAATAGAATTTATAAGAACCATCAGCTTGTTTAACTTTACTATACCACTTGCCATGTAACTTTATTAATGTATCAGGGTTTGTCCTATCATTAACAAAACTTATTACATCCATTGGCTTAGATTTAGTATCCTGCTTATAGAATGAATTTGCTTCTGGACAATAAGCTCTACATTTTAACTTAGTAAACTTAGCTTGAGTAGGGTCTTTAATCTCATTAAAGTCCTCATCATAGTATATAATTTCATAAGTATCTCCTGCACCAGCACTAAGTTTCTTTAGGTCAAATATGTTACTTGCAGATAAGAAATCTATTGAGTTAAAGAATTGAGACATTTTTTTAACTTGTTCTTTAGTAAGATTATCATTATATAAAGAAGTATCTACACCAAGAAGCTGCATCTTTTCTAATAACATATAACGTTCTGCAAAGTCTTTGTCCTTATGAAGTGTTGCAAAGTCTTGAAGAAGTTTTTCTCTACTAGATTTTAATTGCTCTAATAAAGCTTTTCTTTCCTCAAAGAATCTTTTTGCAGATTTACTTGCATATAGAGAACCACCAAGTATTAAAGCTATCTCCTTTTCAGCATTTAGAGCTTCGTCTATTGCATCGTTTATTTTAGGTTGGAATTCATTTGCTAAAGGCCTGTGAAGATTTCTTATCTCATTCTTTCTTCTGTCATCAGCATAATCAAATTCAATAGCTAATTCATCCCAAGTAGGTTTATTCATTGCTATTTGTTCTGCATCAAATTTTTTTCTTCTCTTAGCATATTCAGCTGTTGCCTCTGCTTGCTTAACTCTAGCTTCATGCCTTTTAGTATTCCATTCTTTAAGTTGCTGTAATTGCTCTTTTGAAAGAGATTTTAATACATCTTTTGAATTAATTATTGCTTGAATTTCAGGGTCATACTGCTTATATAACTCATCTAGTTTTTTAATTATATCTATTAAATCATAATTATTATGGAAGTCTCTAGTTATATTTTTAGATATAGTACCTTTTTCTGCACCAGAATCTACTATACCAATCTTGTTACCTAATAGACTATGTGTTTCCATTAGGTGAAGTGATTTAATATCTTCTGGATTAACTAATAAGTTACCATCTGTATCAAAGATATTATTTATGGCGTTACCTTGTTTTGTAAAGACACCAATTATTTGAACGCCTCTACCTATTTCAAAATCACCAATCTTTAGTTTATCATGATAAGGACTTCTAATTGCAGTTTGTAAATTAGTTAAATCTTCTTTAGAAAGATTCTTAAATTCACAAGATGATGAACGTGAACTACAAGCTACATGCCTGTTACTTACTTGCTCAAAAGTATCTGAAGCAAGATTCTGAACAAGACCACCAGCTATTAATATCTCAGCATCAAAGTAATTCTTTGAGTCATGACCATCAATATATTTTATCTTAGATACATCTGTAGCCTCTGAAAGTTGAGCTCTAAGTTTTGTAATCATCTTTCTAGATAAAGCAGTGTTACCAGATGTTGCAGTAAATCTTCTTGATGATAGTGTCTCATCCAAGTCTGTAGCTAATTTATATTTATAATCAAGAATCTCTTTTAAAGACATATTATCTATATTAGATAAATCATCAAGTTTCTTATCTATATTAAGAGTAGGATTATTATATCTAGCATACTCAGCTAATTGTTTTAATTTTTTAGCCTCGCCAGATTTATCTACATCATCTAATATATTAGGAATTAGATTCTCATTAAAGAATTTTTTAAATTCTTCACTACCTCTATATAATAACTCAGCACCTCTATATGCATCTATTATTACACGTACACCTTCATCAGTATCTTGTACAGATTGGAAAGCTATACCTAAGAATTCTTTTATACTAGAAGCTATTTCATCACCAAATGATTTTTGTATTGATGATATTGTCTTAGCTATAACAGCATCTTTAGCAACACCTAAAGCTGTCTTTAGTCTAGCTCTAGTGTCTTTACTTAAATTAAACTGATTATAAGTAAACAATTCTGTAGCATCTTTAGTTTCTACATAACGCCCATCTAATAAATCTTTAAATTTTTTAGAAGCGAAACCTGTTGCTGAATCTTTGTATGATAATATTTCATCAATTAAGAACTTAGTATCAAGAGCAAGTCTTCTTATAATTTCATCTGATTGTCTTTCACCTATAGCATATTCTGAATAATAAAGGTCACCATCTTTAAAGTCACTAGCTTTAAGTGTTGGATACTTTGAAGCATCTTCTTTTTTGATAACTTTAATGTAAGAAGTTTTATCATCTAATTTAGCATCATTCATATATAAAGCTTTTGCTTTTAATTCATTATCATTTAAAGAATCACCATTACGTAATTTTTCAAGTAGTTTTGCTATTGTTACACCAGTACTATTCTCTATTTCTTTTATAACATTAAACTCATTAACTGGGTCATAAGTAGAATCATATAACATGTTTATTAAATCATCAGCTGCATCCCAAGTTTTATCAGTAGATTTCATTAAAGAATTACCATATTTTTGTAGAGATGCGTCTGGTTTAATTAGCATTACTTTATCTGAGTCAAAGTCTCCACTATGATAAGCCATGAATATATCTGGAGCTAAGATAATATCGTTATAAGTATTATCAACTATTCTAACTCTATAAGTGTGAACTATATTCTGACCTACTCCTGGAACTCTATATAGTGAAATATAAACATAATCTGTTGGGCCTAAGCCTAAAGATTCTTTATAAGATTCTATAGAAGCTCCACCGAATAATTGTTCAAATCTATGTCTAGTTATGCCAATATCAGTAGACTTTAGTTGATACTGTGTGCCGTCTTCTAAAGTTATATTTCTTCCAGGGATTATACCTGAAGCCATTACCCAATTTGTAGGAATATCTACAGATTCAGAGAATGTAGACATAGCATCATCTAATGCATCAAAGTAGAAGTTCTTTAGAATTCTTGGACCTTTATACTCTATGACAAATTCATTAGTACCAGGCTTATACGCATTTTCGAAGTCACCTGTCTTTAATCCTGTCATTAAATCGAATAATAGATTCTTTGTATCATCATCTATATTTTTTAATTCAGCAGCTTTGAAAATCTTATCATAAACTTTTGATACAACAAAAGATTGATAATCTTTTTCAAGTCTTCTCTTTTCTGATTCAAAGCTTTCCTTAGAAACAGAATCATCTATAAAGTTAATGAAGCTTGTCTCATCATAAGTATTAACAGGTTTCCTGTCTTTGTATTTAGTATTAAGTAGATATTCTATTTCGTTGATAGGCATCTTTAAGAAATCTTCTTGAGTGAAGTTATCATTCTCTTTTAGTTGCTGCTTCTCTTTTCTGATTGAATTAATCATGTCATTCATTAACTCAACGCCTGTTTTAAACTTATCTTCTGTTAATTCAGTACCATCATTATTTATGAATAATAATACTTTATCTCTAACTGCATTTAAGTTTGATGAGCCATCATCATTAACATGTAATAACCAATTTAAGAAATCAGATTGATATTCAAATATTAATTCATGTTCAAGATTGTAATCTTTCTTATAAAGATATTGAATTTCATCTGAATTTATTACAGCGTTTCTCTGAGTTACTAATTCATTAAGAAGCTTATCAGTCATAGATGTACCATATTTAGAATATAATTCTCTATAATCTTTAGCATCTTTATCTAAAGCATCTAATTTCCAAATATCATCAAATGATTTTAATGAACCGTCTTCTTGCTTAATAGATGTTAATAACTTAAACAATTCAGTTTTATCTATATCATTAGCATCAAGACTTTTAAGTAAGCTATCTATATCTTTATATAGTGAGGCTTTAATTTTCTCAACATCTACCAAGTTATTCATTTCATATAAGAAATACTTGTAGGAGAAAATAGCATCATCCATAGCTAAGTGTGATGTAGATTCATCACCTAACTGTCTTCTTAAATTTGCTAGAGATACAGAAGCTTTATTAATATCTGCATTAGGTGTTATAACTTTTGCAATATCTTCTTGTGTATCAATATGTTCAACAGCATCAGCTAATTTTCCGATTGAACCAAATTGCTTTTCTATTTTCTTGATATCTGTAGCTCTAGAGTTATGTCCAAGAAGTACAAACTCTTTAAGACCTAATTGAGATAAAGCATGGCTAATAGCTTCATCTATAGCTTTTAGTACTTCAGTATTTGCATCAGAACTATTTATAGAGAAGATGTATTCATTATTATGTTTTGTTTTAGTCCTTGTATTATATTTTAAACTGTCTTCATAATTCCTGTAAGCTGAAGCTGCATCCTTATCTGTAGAAGCTAGAGTTTCATAACCAGCTATTTCACTATCATCATATTTAATTAAGATTCTATATCTAAGAATATCTTCATCTTTAGTTACAGATAAATCTTTAGAACCTTTAGCTACTGCGAAAGATATCTCATAAATTTTATCCTCTAGATTTTTACCGAAATAATTTTCAAGGTCGAAATTTACTATAGCTTTACCATCTATAAGCTCAGCAACATTTATTGTTTTTGCTACACTACCATCATCATTATGAAGGTCAATCATACCTTCTTGAAGAGAAGTTCTAGCGTAATTCTCTTGAAGTTTATTTAAGTAATCTTCATTTCCTAATAAGAAGAATTGTAAATCTTTACCTCTATTACCTGATAATATTTTATATTGGATAATATTAGCAACTGCTTGTTTTCTTTCTTCTGGGTCAGATATATTTGAAACAACTCTTTTCAAATCTAAAGCATGTAATTCACCATCTTCAGAATCTAAATTATCAATAGCTTTAGTAACATTTATATCATCACTTAAATTATCTAAGGATTCTTTAAGAACATCAGTAATGCTATTCTTGAAATCGAGAATGCTTGATGGAACAGAACTCTCATTTATAAAGTAAGTGAAAGCATCTATAGTATCAGCAACCATTTTGTTTGCTTTCTTTTGAAGAGCATCATATTCTTTGCTAGTTAATGTACCTTTCTTTAAATCTATATGAGATAAAGCTTGGTCTTTCAAACTTAAGAAATCTGCAGCAGAATGTAAATTCTCTACTGTCTCTAATGTAGAATGAAGCAATCTATCTACAGCGTAGTTTAAAGATTCAACCATAGCTTCTTTAGTAGCATCAGGCATATTAGCAAATGTTTTAGATACCTCATCCATTATTAGTGTTTTAGAATTCTGCATATATAATGTTCTGATTTCTGAACGAGTCATATATGAACCAAGTTGTTTAGCAACTATATCTGCAGCACTATCTGATATAACATCAAAGTCTAATTCATTGTTTCTTTCAAAATAATCTGCAATACAATTTCTGTAAATCATATTTCTTAAATAAGAAACATTACCAGACTTTTTATCTAGAGACATTATCTTTATATTCTCACCATAAGAAGAAGCATTTAAAGACATGACATTCTTAGAGGCATTAAATAAGAAAGCCTTCTTGTAATTTAATTTCTCATCTAATATACCTTTTAAGAATAATTGACGACCTAATGATATAGCTTCTCTACGACCATAGATATTATCACCAACATTATCTATATGCCATACATCATTCTCATCTTGATAAGCGATAGTATATCTATTATATGAAGAAGACATATCTGTACCTGTAGTATTGAAATAAATCTTCAAAGCTAATTCCATAGCTGTCTTTGAATCTATATCTACAAGCGAGTTATCTTTTAATATAGTTCCTGGTATAGATTTAGCTAAAGAAGCAATACTTGTAAGCATCTCGCCTAATGCTAGTTTATTTTCCATGTTAGCTACATACACAGAACCTGGATGGTCAACAGTTGGTGTAGTATAAATATTTAACATTTCTGATAATAATTTAGAGGTTTCACCATTTAATGTTGCAGCAGAAAGTTTCTTGAAGAAAGTATCTTGTTCTTTCTTATACTTAAGTCTTTCACTTCTAAATAATATTTCATTAGCGAACTCTTCCATAGCATCATTCTTAATAAATGCTTGGCCTGCAGCATTGATTTGTGTAGTTTCTGTTCCTCTAGAATAAGTAACTCTTTGAGCAGAATAATCACGAACAAGGTCATTTATTGAGCCTTTAATATTAGTTAAATCATTCATTTGGAAAGGGTTAAACATAACTTTTTTATCATGCATAACATATAAGCTACCACTAAATTCTTTACCATTTATATCCCAAACTATTTTAATAGAGTTTGCTGTCTCTACATATATGGTTTTTATTGTTGCAGTACCATTGTTTAAACTTACTAATAGCTTTAATAAACTTTCATCAGGTCTAGATATTGGTGTAATTAATATTTTATCAGGTAGTTTCGTACCAGTATAGTGCTCAAAAGAATCACCACAATAATCTACTATATCTTTATCAGCTATTTTTAAATCATCTAATGTTATATAAGAATATTCCTTTAAGCCTTTAGTAGAAACATTAATAGCATTAATTGCATCTTTAGACACTACATAATTTTCTTTTGTTATATCTTTAAAGCTATTATTTTCATACTTATCAATTAAAGATAACTTCTCTTTTAATTGAGGTGTTACCATTCCAAGCTTTTCTAATGCATCAAATTGTTCTCTAGTAAGAACTCTTATATCATCAATACTAATGAAGGCTTTACCTGTAGATGAATCATATCTAATCATAGAAGCAATATCTGCATAAGGATTATCTTTTTGTAAAATGAATATGTCATCCCTAGAGTTATAAGTTGCAGGTGTAAGCATCTTTAATAGACCAACTATTTTCTTAACTGTTTCTGCATTATAACCAGAATCTAAAGCAATCTTAGTATAGTCAAGTTTATCAACTATAGCCTTGCCATCATAATCAATACCAAAGTTTCTGTATTCACCCATGTTTTTCTCAACAGCCTCAGCTATTTTATTTAATTGGTCTTTATCAAATACTATATCTATTTCTTCTTTAGTGAATCCTCTTGAGGCTAAAGCATCTATAGTCCTTTGGTTCTCTGATTTTAAATAAGACTTTATAATACTCTCAAGATTTTTTGTTATATCCTCTTCAGATGAATAACCTTTAATATTTAAAGAAGTATTACTAATGAAAGATTTGAAATCTTCTATAGTATCAAATCTATCAAAGTTCTGACCTTTAAGGAAATCTAAGAAGTTTGCACCACCAGCACTTAGTCCTTCAACTTTAATAGTATCAAAATTATAAGTTTGTTCTGGTAGCTGAGCAATTTCTAATTCATTAGGTAATACAAACATACTTCTTAAATTTATATTACCATTCTTATCAGAGAAATTTTTAATTATATAAGGTAATGTCCAATTATCTGCTTTAACATTTGTTATTACAACCTTATGCATTTTACCAGGTAAATCTTCATTAATGAATTCATATAATGAAGAAGTCTTTTTTGTGAAGTTTTTATATTCCTCATCTGACATTGTGACTGAGTATAATGAAGTATCACTCTCAGTTTTAACATAAGCATTAGCTGCTTTTATTAAATATAATAATGTTATAGCATTACCAAATGCACCATCATCATTCATGTCAGAGAATAATTGTTTATAAGAATAACTATTAAAATATTTTCTACTAGTTTCATTATCTATCTTAGATGCAGCTTTACCTAACTTTAACATACAAGTTATAATTTCTTTAGCAGCATCTAAAGATATAGCATCTTTAGTTAAAGTAATACTAAACATTTTATTAATAGCATCTAAGTTTAAAGAATCAATATCAGCATCAGATACTAATACACCATATCTATCCTTAACAGCAAGTTTAACATCTAGCTTCTCTTTATTATTTAAAAAGACTAGAGAGTTATCATCTGTAATAATTCTTGAAAGTTGCATTAGTTTATTATAATTTTCTAGAGTTAAATTAAATTCTAAACCTCTTGAAGAATCTGATGTGAAACTAATTCCAGGTTTATCTAAACTTCTACCTGATTCTAACATAGAATTTACTTCTACTTCAGAATAACCTATAGAATACATCATGTTCTTAAAATCATTTAACTCAGCTGTATTGTTTCTATCAAATGTTAGAACACTTGTTTCATTATCTGTTTGCAATCTACATAAAGCTCTAAGAGTATCTATGTTTCTAGCATTGCCTAATTTCTTTTCTAGGTTAGCTATTATAGTTTTACTACCAACAGATAATGCTTCTTTAGAACTTTCAACCTCTAATTCACGGACTAAATTATGAAATTCTTTTGTTTCTAATTGAGATAAGTTAACAATTATTAAATCTTTTTTGTTATAACGAACAGTATCTTTTAAAAGCTTGCCGTATGTAATTAAAGAATTAATTAGTTCATCCTTAAGTAGATTAGCATCTATATCTTCTGAACGTAAAGCTAAGAAGGTATCAACGAAATCAGTTATTTCCTTTTCGTTTGTTAAATAATCGTCTAAGTCTAGATTTCTTAGAGTTTGGCCCAAAGATGTTTGTAAAGGATTTTCTTTTACTAGCTCCAACTGACCTTCTGTAAAAGCTATCAAGCCCTCAAGTCCACTGAAGAAATCATTTCCAACTAATTTGTCTTTAATCAATAACTGTTGAACTTCTTTATCTTCTAATACTTTCTTGATAGCACTGTCGAGATTTTTAAGGTCAGTTGAAGAAACGTCATTGCTATCGCCAGATTTTTTAGCAGCTTGAAGTTTTCCAGAAAGTTCTTTGATTTCACCAGTAGTTTTATAATACTCTAAGTATTTCTTTGTATTAGATACAGCTTCGTCATTTCCTGTTGTGTCTATCTCATCATAAGAAATTCCTAGCTTATCAAATATATTTATAAGTTGTATTCTACTTATTGCATCTATTTTAGAAGAAGCAAGTGTACATAAATATGTAGCAATTAATTTTCTAGCTCCTTCTTTATATTCTGCAGAATCTAAGAAATGAGTGTTCTCACTGTTATTGAAAGCAGCAACACCATTTTCTATATTAGCTTTGATTGTTTCAAAATCTTTTAAATAAGCCTTAGCAGTTTTACCTTGACAAATTTGAAGATTATTTCTTACGAATATATCTATTAATAAGTCACAACCAGATTTAATCTTGTCTGCTTCTTTAGTCATGTTTAAGCAGAATAAAGCTCTCAATGCTGTAGCTATTGAGTCTGCTTGTTTTAATTGACCAAAGATTGTATTTTCAAAACAGCCAACTTGTACATATATAGTTTGCACTTTACCTGTTTTATCTAGATACTGCACTTCATTGAATAATCCTGCAATAGCTAAAGCTCTCATAGCATTATCAAAATTAGGGTTTAACATATCTTGTAAGTAATCATTATGATAAGCCTCATTCATTTTGAAAACATTGGAATCATTTAATAAAGTTCTTGCAGCTGCTTCATTAGGTTCAATACCTAAGATTTCTCCAGCAACTTTTTGGAAGTCTTTGTTTATAACTAAGTCTTCATATTCTGGAACCAATTTACCGTTAGAATCATTAGCTATATGGTCTATTATTACATACTTATCAAAAGAGTCTGAGAACTCTGAACTATTAACATTATTATAATCATCAGGTCTAGCTTCTGAATAGAAGTTCATCTCTTTAAGAATAGACTCATCTAGTGATGCTTTCAATCCTGCCATACTTAGTACATCATTTAACTGTTGATGTAAAGAAATTTTACCACCCTTCTTATCATCAACTGTTTTAATATGAATATGTTTTTGATAAGAAGCATCATCAAAGTTTTCGCCCACAGATTTAAAAGTATTGTTGATAGCATCATATTGTTCTTTAGTCAAAGTAAGAACTTTATCTGGGGTATCTAATTTAATACCGACAGAACTTAATACAGATTTAATTCTTTCGTTTGACATAACAAAGTCTTTATCTATTGTATAAGTAGTTATAGTTGTATTAGTTCCTTGGAATTCTTTAGCATTAGATTCAAACTCATTCTTAGCTCTTTCGTAAGCTTGTCTAATACTAAACTCACCTTTTAATACAGAGATATTAGTATTATAAAGAGTGTTGTACATCTTTTGATACATCATTAAATCATAAGAATTTCTTGCTATAATTTTTTCCACAGCTGATTCTTTGATATTAGCTAAAACTATAGCTCTGATACCACCAGCAGATTTTTCGTCTTTAGTTAATCTAGATAAAGTTTTTTCATCTATTCCTAATACATCAGTAGAAACATCTGTTGATACTTCACATAGGAATGTTAAAGCTTTTATTGTAGCAGAAATTTCTGATTCACCTTTATCTCCAACACGAAGAGCCATAGCTGGTTCTATAATATTAGTTAATATTTTTTGAGCAGCTTCTGGATTCTTCTCAACCATAGAAGCATAACGCCCTCTTATTGTATTAATAGCTGTATCATAAGTTTTACTTAAGTTATCTACAGATGTAATTGCTGCTCTAATATATTCGTCATCATCTAGGTGAGGGCCAATTAACTTACCTTCATCAGTTCTTCCGAAGAACTTGAATCCCATATCTTGCTTAGCAATATATAAGTTTGTAAGAATAAATTGTGGGTTTAAAGTTATATTCTTCATGTTCTCCCAGAAGTTACCATCTTTACTAGATAATGTAGCAGTAGTAGTTTGAGTTACAATATTTTCTATTATATCTGCAACTGTATCAATAGATTTAGTGTAAACTGATTTACCTATACTTCTTAAAGATTCAACACCAATTTGGTTTACAAAATTATTTAAAGTTTCATTAGATACTTTGCTACTTAAATCACTAATCTTATCTTGAATAGCTTTTTCATAAGCACCTCTTTGTCTAAAGAAAGATGTAACACCACTATCTCCAACAGCTCTTAGTGCAAATGATGTAAGAGTATTAATACCTATATTAGCTAAACCTCTACCAATAATCTCGCCTTCTGATAATTTTTCATCCTCACTAAGCATTTGATTTTGTATTGAAAGTTTAGTCATTGTTGAGACACCATCACGTAATGCAAGTGTAGCAGCTGTTACAAATCTATTAGCCATAGCATGTTCAGCAAGCTTAGGTACAATAGAAGTAACGCTACCTCCTCTTAATCCTGAGTAGGTACGAGTAGCAAATGCTGCACCTTTTAATACTGCTGTTCCAGCTTGAGCAAATCCTTTAGAAACACCACTTGCCATATTTGCAGTAGCATTTGCAGCTGTTTTAGCTGCATTATTTATAGCTCCAGTTAATCCTGCAGAAGCAATCATACCAACGATTGTACCTGTAGCATTAAGTATTCCTCTAGCCCAGTCGTCACCTTCGCCCCATTGGAATCCTTGGAAGTCTTTTGTATTAACACCACCAAAAAGAATGTTGTTATTTTTAAAAGCATTCCAATCTAACATTATATCATCATTACCACACCAGTGTCCTACTAATCCTACAACTTGTGCACCGAAATCAAATAGGCTTGTGAATACAGAGAAGAATGAACCAAGGAAAGAATCAACAGCTTCTTGGAAAGCACCGTTACCTAGCCAACCATGAGTTGTTACTCTATCAACAACTTTGTTTCCATCCTTATCTGTTTCATAATAAATCTTACATGTATTGTTACCAGTACCTGATGAACCTTCAGCTGCATAAAGCTTACCATCAGTACTATAGTAATAATCGTAAGTACCATCATTATCTATATCAATGAATGGGTTAAACATATTTATGTCAACGAATCCACCTCTATATAATTTAATAAATTGTTCTTCTGATTCAAAGTAACTTGAGATTGCTGCGAACTGGTCAGCAAATAGAGTCTTAATATCTTCAGCAGTTACTTCTCCACCTGAAGCCCATACTACTGCATTCTCTTTTAGTCTATTTAAAGAAGCAGCTTCGTACCAAGATTCAGCTTGAAATTTTTCTTCAGCCATAGAAAGAACATCAGACAAGAATGTTGATGAGTTTAAAGGATTTGAATAATCACCTTTCTTAGCTTTGTTATACCAATATAAAGAAGAATCAAAGTCATAGCCTTGAGCTTTAAGAATATCTTTACCATAAGCTTTGTATAAGAAATCAGCATATCCAATGTTACCTGCTTTATATTCAGCATGTAACTTTTTTACTTTCTCTTCAGCTAGTAAAAGCTTTGCTGTTGTTTCAAAACCTTTTGGAACGAAACCTGTTTTATTATAGTACTCTGTAAAAGATTCTCTATCAGATAAACCACAAGCTCTCTTTAAATCAGTATACTTTGTAGTACCTAATGAGTCCCTATATAAAGCTTCAACTGAATCATCCAATGGTTCTCCAGTAGGAACGTAAGATTCTACAGAACCTTCAGGTGCATAGGTTGTACCTTTATCTCCACCTAATATAGTTGAAATATCTGAAGAAGAATATTCATCTAGGTTAGGTCGTATGACTCCTGTACTTGCATTTAAAAAACCATCTTGCTGTGCCTTTTGCTCGTTGTCATCCAACTTAATGTCGAACTTATTTGAGCCAGTACTAGGAGATGGCGTTAAAAGAGTATCGTCAATTTCTTTATTAGAACCTGCGATATCGTCATTAACATTTTGAGTTAATTCATTAAAAATATTATTGTTCTTATAATCTGTGTTTTGTCCTTGCATTTTTGTAGACCCCTCTCTATTTTATATTCTGGATAAAACATTATCTATGATAATTATATCATAGAGAAAAAAAGATGACAACCATATAGCTGCCATTCTTTTTTGTAATATCATAACAAGAGGTAAAATATTTGGTTGGAGAGGATGGATTTGAACCATCGACCTCCTGGGTATGAGCCAAGCGAGCTACCACTGCTCTACTCTCCAACTATATTATACATTACTCTCTGGCTTTTTCAATAGCTTACTTATGCTTTCTGCTTCTTCAGGTGAGCAATCATATAGCAAGTAACTAATAATTTTAACATATACACTGAATGTTAAAAGATGGAAAATAAATTCAGGTGATTTACCTTCAAGCTTCTCTTTAGTAAAAGGAGTCTTAGTTTCTGGTTTATCGAACTCTTCCTCAAAACCTTTAACTGCTTCAGTTACTAAAGCTGCAACCTTAGCGTAGCTAACTGATTTATCTTTTTGAGCTAATAAAAACTCTAGCATCCTAATTGACATGTCTTTAGGATTCTTAATAATATCCTCAGTTGTTTCTTTCATCTCTTTACTCATACTAATTTACCTCTACCCAGTCTTCAGCTAAGCAATCATTGATTGAAGGAACCCACATACTATGAGAACCATTTACCATTTTGATTTGTAAATAGGGTTCGCATCTAAACAAGTCCCCTTCTTTCAAGCCCCATGCTTCAGCAGATTGTTTATTACAAGGTATTCCATTAGGATAGCCTTTTTGATAAACAACAAACATGCCTTTGCCATTCCAACCTACCCTAGCAACTCTCTTGCCTTTCTTTAATAATTCTAGTGCTTCCCCAAAATTCATACTAATTTACCTATTTCCTTTCCTATTTTTTCGTATATGTCTATCATGACTCTTAGTATTACACCATGAGAAGGGTGTGTGTATAAAACTATAGAATCAGTTAAACCTTTATTGAATCTTCTTACACCAAGATTAAATTTCTTAATTAAAGTTTTAACATCCTCAGTTTCTGTAATTTCATTTTCTAAAATCTCAATAAGAGTTTCATCGAGTTCTAGCTTATCATCAATCTCGATTGTCTCTTCAGATTTTATAATTGGGTTTAATAATATTTTTGTTATTTTAATTTGTAGCATTTTTAATATAATCCTCTGGCTTTCCTTCTAAATGTATAATGTACACTGCTTGTGTATCTTTCTTTCTAACTTCAAAATAATCTATCCAACCCTTAGCTAACCACTTATCTCTTGTAGAATATAAATGGTCTAAGCCTATACCGAACTCATAAGTTTTATGACCAGCTTTATCCATCCACTTATCATAGTAGCTATAATCATATAAAGATAAGTTGAATGCCTCAGCATCTGTAAGGTCGTTCTTACCTGTAGCACTTACAGTAGTTAACTTCATATAGTCTACATATAATGGGTCAGGTTCTGTATGTATACAGACAGCCATTACCCAAGGTAAATTAATTTTATCTTTGATAATAGTTTCTGCTAGATACTGCTTATACTCTTCAAGCTTATCGTTCAGATTCTTCTTGATAAATTTAAGCTCATAGGAATTCTCATCAATCTCTACCCTTTCATTGTCATAACCTACAAGATTTAATTTTTTGAAGTCTTGTTCTGAAATCTCTGTAATATAATTTCTCATTATCTCTCATCTCCTATACTCTTTTTGATTTCATCTAACTCTTCTTGTGTTAGTAATTTATACTCAATCATGAGTCGCATAACGTACTCATAACCTTGAGACTTACCTTTTAGCTCAGCTACTTTATCTGATAATGAGGATACTTGTTTATAGCCCTCAATATTTTCAGCTAAGCTTGCATACTTATTTTTACAATAGGCCCAACTAGTAACAAGTGATTTGGCAAACTCTTTTATATTATAATCCATTTCTACCAAACCCCTTATTATTCTCAAAAGCATCTAAGTTACCCTTGTCATATTTCTTATAGAATCTTAGAATAAATTTTTCTCCAAATGCATTACCGTTCTTACATGTAACTGGAGTATTGTTCTGCCAGTAGTCAACTATTAACTCTGTAGGATTATCCTTATATACAGGGAAAGCCTCGGCCCATCTTCTATATATAGTGTTCTTACCTACACCAAATTGTTGAACAATCTTTGTAACACTCTTGAATTTAATAGGTGAGAACATATCAGTTAAAACTGGGTAAGCAATTATCAAAGGCTCATGTATGTCTGGAACACATGTTACCTTATAGGCATTGCCTTTTGTTGTAGTTATGTACCAGTTCTTATTCTCCTCACCATCAGCTATCATGTGAAGCTTATACATTGTGATACCTGTAGCTTGATTACATTCACGCATACCTTTATATATCTTTGTCTCAAGTGTTGATATATCAACTACTTCAAAATATCTATTAGTTAATCTATACAATATTATTACCTCCCTCTAAATATAATCTCTATAATAGAGACTACAGCTATACTAACTATTAATATTATTGCAACTACATCAGTCATTATTATCACTATCCTTTAACTTAATTAGCTTATCTCTTAAATTTTCGTACCATTCAAGATTTTCGTAAACCCCTAATAGCTTACAGTTTTCTTCTGATACACTATAAGTCATTTCTTCACAATCTCCAATATGGTCATTACAGTAATCAATTAAGAAATCTAACTCTTCATCTGTAAAATAATCATTCACCATTGATTACCTCCTCTACTGGAAACCATTCATCAGTGTTTAAATCACAGATGCACCATTCACCATCTACAAATGCTAGATAAGTTTCTTTATGGAATACTCCGTCCCTATCTTTAAAGCCATTCATTAGTATTTCTTTTAACCTAGCATTTTCCTTTTCCTGTTCTTGTGCTTTGATTAATGCTTGTTCGATTATTTCAATTTCTTTTTCACGACTTTCATAATGGTCTATATATTGTAATTCGCTTACTCTTTCCAAGCACTCCATTGCTTTACTAGGCTCTACTTGTTCACTATTTTTAAAAGTCATATAGTTATCAATAATATCAGTATTTTTGCCTTTTTCTATTTGTTCTAACTTTATTAATGCTTGCTTTAATAAGTTGTAATCGTGTAGTTGATAACCTAATGCGTAGTCATCATCATTACATCTATATAATCTATCTAATGCTTCTAAATATTCTTTACTCATCTTCTTCTACCTCTTCAAATATATGTTCATCATTCATTTTGAGTATATTATATAATGTATCATTAGTGTCAATTATTTTAGCGTCTTTTATATCTGGACTATATACATTCCCATCAAAATCACTTGTTTCATAATACATTTTTTGTTTTTTCTTATTATCAATACGATATACAATTACTTTACTCATTTTCAAGTTCCTCCTTTGTTAATATCTCAAACTTATGGCACCAAATATATGGAAAATCAATTTTATATTCTCTTAAAAGTTTATCTCCTAGCTCTTCATTATGGTTAGCATAAGCATTAAAGATTTCAATGTATCTTTCATCTTCTTCTAATACTCCGGTATAATTTGTGGTTAACTTTTCAAATGTAATTTTAAAGCCTAAATCTAAAAATTCTTGTAATAACATATTATATCATCTCCTTTAAAACAACTTTTCTGACCTCAATAGTTTTATCGCCATTTAAGATTTTACACATCCATTGTGGTTGAATTGAGATTAAAACCTTTTTTATCAACTGCATATTATATGTTCCACTAAAACCTAATTCACTTATTAAATCATAAGCATACATCATATTTTGTGGTGCTTTATCAATGGTTTTCCAATTATTTATATCATTATATATACCATCAAATTTATAATAATCACTTAATTCTTTTGACTTATCAAATATGTGTAAGTTCTTGATGTGGATTGCATAACCATCTTTACCACCTAAATAATCAGCCAATTCACAATAAGATAAACAACTATATTTCAAAATTTCTTTTTCTCTTAATGTATTAGTAATATAATCTTCATCTAAATATAAACTTTTAGTTAATCTTATTTCTTCAACTTCAAAATCACATTCAGCAACTATTTTGCCATTTAAGTGCCATTCTTGTATTCCATCACTTATAACACAACTAGGATAAACACTTCCATCATTTCCTTGTGTAATATAAGGCTTTGCTTTAGTGCAATATAATAATAGTTTCTTTTTCATACTACTCACTCTTGTCCTTTTCGTCTTCATCTTCAAACTCAACCTCTACCCCTCGCACTGTAACAGATTTCACAGGAACAGGCGGAAGCTCTTTGAGTAGCCCTTCAATTAAATCCTTGTTCCAACCATTAAATGTCTTACCATTTATTACTACAAAGTTATTATAGTACTCTATAGTATGTGGCCCCTTTAGAAGTTCCTCCACTTCTATAGTTTGTCTTGCCCTATTAGTGATATAGGAACTTGAAAATATATCTTGCATGTTTACCTCCATAATCCCTGGGCGTTTACCCCAGGCTCATTGTACTTATATTATAGCACGAGGAATGACAAATGTCAAGGGGAATGACAAATGTTTTTGAGAAAGTTGTCTAGGGGTGAATTGGAATTTTCCAAAAATTCTGTGGGGCGTGCTAAAATTATATTATGTTGATGTTGTTTCCCAATTTAATATTATATTATGTTGGGTGTTGATGTTTAATTAGGGGGTGTCCCTCAACCTAAAGAGAGACAAACCCAAAATATATTCAACAACTAAACAACTCAATAAGAATATATTTTACTAAGACTAAGGTATTATATATTTTTGTTAAGATATAAAACTCATAGACATTTAGTCTATTTAATCTCATAGATATTTTATCACCACCTCTCCGTAATTGATTTGCGAGAAGCCATAGTGGCGTTTGAACGTGTCAATGAATGAACGGAAGATTAAGACTTGCTCGAGCAGTGATGTGACGTAAGAAAGATTCCCTGAGCACAGGAGAACATTCGCATGTCCAGAACCGTATCGAGATGCCCCTGGTTGTTTGCTAGTGAGCTGATGGTCAAGAGGTAGCCTTGAATCAAACACGTTACCTACTGGTGGTGATAACTTTCTGTCCGCGATGGACGGACACTTGGGATTCCCAAGCTTAAGTCATAGAAGCTTAGTCCCTTAGAGGAGAAAGGAAATAATATGACAAAGAATGAATTTGTTTTAACTTTAACTATAGCTATTGGTGAGGCATTTGCACGTCACGTAGCTGCTGCAGCTAAGACTCCTGAAGGTAAGAAGCCAGCTTATGTTCGCCCTGTAAAGATGAAGAATTATTTTTCAGATGAAGATGCTCCAAGCTGTCTTGACTATGTACCTGACGAAGACTTCATATCAGTACGTTATTATGATGGAAATTATGTTATTACTTTTTTCGCTACTAACGGATTCGATTTTACTATTAAACACAGTGACTATTGGTTATGTGTTAATAAGTTTACTGAATATTTCTTAGCTATCTATAAAGCCTAGTGACGAGCGTTTACCTCGTCTGAAAATGTGGAACCCTAGTGTTACAAAATTGGTATAAGCTAGGTTCCATTTTAAAAGTCATCAGAAATGACAAATGTCTCTCATGATGACAAAATAAAAACGGACCCTGGTGTTTTAAAATCAGTTAAGCTAGGTTCCTTTTGCACTTTTTCTGGCAAAAATGAGCTTGCACTCTTATTAGTCGAGTGCTAAAATATATTCTCACGTTGTTTTACTTCGGTTTGAGTGTGTGTTTTGTGTCGAGTGTGTTAGCATTTTGGTAAAAATACACCCTATCAAGCCTATGAAAACGACTGAAAATATATTGAAAACTCGTTTTTATATAAAAAAGTACCATTTGGAACCTAGCTTGTTCGAAATTGGAACGCTCAGGTCCGTTTTAAAAAAACTTTTTCTGTATATACATTTGTTCCCTAGACCTTTAAAACAATAGGGTATCATTTATTCTACAGGAAAAGTTTTTTGGATTCGGACCCTACTGCTTTAATTTTAAAACAATAAGGTCCCCTATAAAGCTGGCGTAAACGGCCAGCAATTAGAATGTTTTTTATTTAATATTCAACCAATAGGAACGATTGAAATATATCGCTCCTATCATTGAGTATTAAATTACTCACTGCTAGTACAGGTTAAGAGCTTGCTAAGCAATTAAGGAGGTGATGGCTTTGTCCTCATCAGAAGTTCAAGGTGCAGTCGTAGACTGTAGTTCAAACACTTTATGCCTTTTGGTAGGCATTCTATCAGGAGGCTAGACATTCTGGTAAGTGTTTGAGGAATCTTCAACTCGGTGCATACCGTTTTGTGTTGAAGATATTTGATTGTTGATTACTTTTTTGTTGGTTCGATTGTATTAGAGCAGCAAACAGATGAAGCTGATAGTCTCTTGCTGCTTAGGTCTGGTATTCTTTCCTTGCTAAAGAATATCTCAGCACATTCTCTTAAATAAAATATATAGAAAAGGTAAGGTAAAATAAAATGAAAAACAATAAGAGAAACGTAGTGAATTTTTTAGGAACAACTAACACTTATAAAGGAGAGCAAGTAGGCTCTATGGCTTATTATGCTAAGAAGGCTGAGGAAAGAAATGAAGCACGTAGCTTTCAAGAATTTTTCAGTAATAATTATTCTTCAAAGGTTATTAAGACTGATGAAGATATTGAAGAAGCAGCAGTTAATGCTCTTCAAGGTTCAGACTTTGAGTCTGAGTATTTAGAATATTTATTAGGAGGTAAGAGATAATGCCTATATTTTATACTAAGGATTTAACTATTAATGAGTTAAAGAAAGAAAAGAATTTAACTCTAAAAGAGTTAGAAAAAATAGTTGGTGTTGATTATACTATTTTATCTAAAATTTCTAACGGCTATCAGCCTTTAACAGAAGATATTATAGAAAAGTTTAGATATGCTTTTCCTGATATCTGCATAGTTGCTAAGTCTAAGAAAGAAATCATCGCTGAGTTAGAAGCCGAGAATGCTTATTTAAGAAATAGGGTTGCTATATTAGAAGAAGCAATCTCTGTTGCTTATGGAAAAGCTTTTCCTGCTGGATATGAACAAGATTTAGACCACGAACGTTCATGGGGCCCTGACCCTAGAAAGGAGGAAGATTAATATGCCTATTACAGATATTTCTTCTATTGATTTAGAAAAAGAGATAGATAATTTCACTAAAGAGTTAGTGAGATTTACTGTTACTATGCTTCATTTTTTCAAACCTGAAGAGTTCTTTGATGTATTAACTGATAAGTTATACTCATATTTATCATGTGTTGAAGATATGTATAAAGTTAATATCATCAATGAACTCAACAAGTTTTATATAGCTGAACATCATCCTGAGATGTTTGAAGCTATATCTAAAAAGCTTGAGAAATTGTCTGAAGATGAAGACGAAGAAACTTATTATAAGGAGGAACAATAATATGAAACTTTTAATTGATTGGAGATTTAATTCTCAAGGTCAAGCTTATACTGCTTGCTGCATTCTAGACAAATTTGAGACTGATGAGTTCTTTACTTATCAGGATTACTTACATTTATTTCCTACAGGAAACATTGTAGGTATTTGCGATTCTAAAGGTAGGCTTATACCTAATAGATATGGTATAGACCTATCTAAATATTCTGATTCTTTACAACTTAATTCTTTATGCTCTACTTGTAAGCATAAAGATAATTGTAAGAATCATAAGAATATTATAGGCGACTGCCCTGTTAGACAGTTCGCTGCTAAAGCTTTATCCGCATCTGATTTTATAAAGGATGCTTATTATAAAGCTTTAGATGAGCTTGTATCACTAGCTGATACATATTTCAAAGCTGCCATTTTATTTGACCCTGTAAAGAATATCTTGAAAGGAGGTGAATAGAATGATGTATAATTATTTTATGTTAATTGCTGAATTGATTTCTTTTTCTGAAGAGGAGGTTGTTGTATCTTATACACATCCTTCTCCTAATAGTGATGGTGTAAGAGAGACAACTGAGATAGCTGTTATCTCTTCACCTTTATTTTTTGAAATGTTACAGGAAATTCCTGTACATTCACTTATATCTATTAGAGGAAGAATTAGTGTTGACCTTTTAGGTAACACTATTCTTGTTGCTGAAAGAATACTTGCAATGAAAGGAGGTGAATAATATGGCTAAGGTTGACAAATCTTGTGCAAGACTTACTAAAGTTCTTGCTGAAAAATTTGGTAAGCTAATTCATGATGCACCTAATGAAGCTATCCGTGCTAAGCTTAGAAAGTGTAATGCTTTCGGTAAGCATGCAAAGGATGCTTTAGCTGGTGTAGAAATTCCTGAGCATGTTGCTCAGAGAATGTATGAATTAATCAACAAATGTATTAACGATTGGTCTGACCAATATGTTAATGCTTTTTATGATGCATTAATTCAAGAGGATGTCGAAGAGAAGCAGATGTCTTTAGAGTTAGAAACTTCTAATTCTGAAGAGACTGTTTCTGAAACAGAGACTCTTGAGTTAGTTGATGATAATGGTGTTAAGCATACAGTTGTTGTGAGCAACAAACCTTATCATTATGTTGTCATAATGAGACCTGATGGGTCTTATTATCAGCAAGAAGTTGATGCTGATACTTTTGATTTGAAAGATTTTGAATCAAGATTATCTATTGGTTATGCTGTTATTCAATACGTTTAATCGTATTTGAATATAAATTTAAGGTCATAAAATCTATGGTAGGTTGGGAAACCTTAGGGTCTAAGCGTAAAGACATTCCTTTCTTTATAGATAAAATGATTAAAGATTCCTTTGACCTTTTTTTATTTTTCTTCCTATAAAATTTGAAAGTATTATAGGAAAGATTTTTATGAGGTGTCGTATGAAAAAGACTATCGTTGAAAAAAGTAAATTTGCTCAAGCTTTAAAGCTTGACGTTAACACAGCAACTCGTGAAGAGATGGCTGCTGCACTTCTTGTTCTTAATGATTTATCATTAAAAGTTCAAGCACAAATTAAAAAGGTTACTTATACTCTTGAGATGGAGAATGCTCGTCTTCTTCAAACTAGTATGTTTGATGATGAAGAGTTTAGTAACGCTGTTAATACAGTCACATTCACTGAAGAGACTACAACTATCTATCATGTAGATAGAGATGCTGTATTATCTGCAGCTGGTGTTAAGTCTGTGAAGTATGATGACTGCGTAGAATCTCGTGCTATTGTAAAGGCTGAAGAGATTATTAAGCGTCATAAAGCAGGTACTCTTGACCCTAAGTATGCATCTGCAATATCAACTAATGATATTCATCAGGTTGCTATGGCTTTCGGTGAAGAGTCAAAAGAAGAGGAAAGCAAATAGGAGGTATAAACATGGAAAGATTTGCTAATATTAATGCTATGTTGGGAGTAGGTATGCTCCCTTTATTTGAACTAAAGTCTGGTAATAGATTATTAGTTCTTTGTGATAACTCTAAGGTTATCATTGAAGTTCCTATCGTAGAATCTGGTAAGAGTTTCTACGGTTATGTCAATACTAGTAATGAACAATTAGAGACAGCTATCTCTAATTTCATCACTGATAATTTTAAGTCTACATATCCTGATATGACTCGTAAGGTTACTATCAAGACTAAGCCTTATGCTTTTACTGCTGATGATTTTATTGTTACAGGTATTGCTAAACAATCTGTTGGTGGTTTACAAAAGTATACTTATTATGAGAAGCTTTTGGCACCAGAAGGATTTGATTTCTCTGCATTTAAGAAGTCAGTAGTTGTTTCTACTGCAAGAGATTATTCTGCTTGTCAATTAGATGAGGAAGCTCAGATGGTTCTTAAAGATAACGCAGCAGTCTTCAGTTATTTTACACCTAATATAAATGACTGGGCTGACAATGTTAAGCTTGCTTATTATGCTGTTCAACAAGGCAAGGTTAATCTTGTTATCTTTAAGGGACCAGCTGGAACTGGTAAATCAATTCTTGCTAGAGAGTTTGCTTATCTAATGAAAGCTCCTCTATTATCTATGCAGTGTACTGATGGAACAACTGCTGATGATTTGATGGGTAAAGCTGTAGTTAATACTGACCCATCTGTTCCTGGTCAATTTACTTATGCACTTGGACCAGTTCTTAAGTGTAGAAATAAAGGTTGGCAACAACTTCTTGATGAAGGTAATATGTCACAAGCTAACTGTATCAATATCCTTAACCAGTTTGGTGATGATACTAATATTATTGAATGGGATGGTAAGTCTTATACTTGTTCTCCTAACTTTGTATTGTATTTCACAATGAACTCTGGTTATGAAGGAACTAATTCATTAAACGCTGCTTTAAAATCTAGAACTATTGTTGTAGATGTTCCTAGATTAACTAAGACAGAGTTTGCTGATAGACTTTTTACTTATGTAACTAATAAATTATCAGCTACATTAAGTAAGGATTTCTGTAAAGAGGTATTTTCTTTTACAGAATATATGCAAGAGACTGCTAAAAAGTTTGCAGAGAATGTAGAGTTCTGTATCAGAAATGGGCAAAAGTTATGTGCTTTAGTTTTAACTAAGGCTTGTAGTGAAAGTGAATTCACTGCTGCAGTTTATGAATCTTATGTAGATTTCTTATCTATGGATAATGATAACACTGACACTTTAAATATTTTAAAGCAGTCTGTTGAAATGAAAGACAAGATTAAGAAACTATATAATCTTTATGATTATAAGGTTGTTGAATCTGTTGATGAGTCTAAGTTATTCAGCTTTGATGATGTTCTATTTATTGATGATGAAGATTCATCTTCAAATACAACTACATCAGGTTTTACTTCTAATGAATCATCTTCATTTGATGAGGACTTAGATGATTTAGATAATTTCTTGAATAGTGATGCCAAAGAAATAAATGAAAATGAGGAGGCTTAATATTATGGCAAAGAAAAATATTAATTATGAAGATGTAGCAGTAGAGGTTACTGCTATGTCTTCTAAAGACGCAATTATTTTATCAGGTAATGACAAGTCAACACCTGCAACTTTATATGATACTGTTAGAGCTATGGCTGCTTTAGATAACACTATTAGTAATTGTAGTAAAGCTAAGGATTTATTACAAGAGACTCTTAATTCTTATAGTGAGTCTGATATTAAAGCATTATTCCCTCAGGGTTATGCTAGTATTAATGGTAAGATATATCAGATTAGACATAAAATTGAGAGTAAGATGGATTATAATGTTGATACTTTAGCTAGTATGCCTGAAGCTAAACCTTATTTATCAGTTGTTCCTGCTTACAACAAGCTTGATAAAGCTGCTTATAATAAGGATTTACTTGCTGGCTCAGTTGATGCTAAAGTATCAGCAGCTATATCCATTACTACTCATGAATCTAATGAGTTAAAGGAGGTGAAATAATTATGGCTCTTAATTTTAATTCTGTAGAGAATGCAGCTTACTATATGAAGTGTAGTCTAGAGAAGAAAGGTTATCAGGTTGAAGCTACATCTGCTCCTTCTTCTCTTTCTTCTGGTGCTAGCTCTGATTATAGAAAGTTTGTTTCTTTTTCTCAAAGAATTCTAGATGGTTCTGGAGTTCTTAAAGGTTATATAACTTATAGAGTAACTTTAACTACTTCTGTTAAACGTCCTAAGTTTAGTAGTTATGAGTTATTCGATGAAGTTTATAACTCTGTTCATAAGGTGCATCTTAAAGATTATCCTACTGCTGATGATTGCTTTAAAGATGTATACAATTATATACTTGACCATTATAAAATGGTATAATTAAGGAGGTAGAATTATGGCAACAGTATATGATTCTTTAAATTTTATTAGATACATTTATTCATCTAAGTTATTACCTAGATTTAAAATGTTATCTAAAGGTATGTTAGTTAAAGGTGGCGTTTATTGTTCATCTAATGTTTTATTTAATTTTACTAGACAGGCTGATTCTGCTTATTGTAGATTAGCATCTTCATCTACTAGTTCTATTCCTGTATTTAAGATTGTTTTAGGTGGTACTTTAATTCGAAATGTTTGTGGTTTACCTTATAATACTTCTAATCGTTTGGTTTTAAAGAGTGCTGTTGATGATATTAAGATGTCAACTGTCGCTCTTTTCTTTCACGAAATGGGTCATCTTTTGTATACAGATATGACTGATACTAGAATCCTTAACTATAAGGATAAAGATTATATTAATTTTATCCATAGTATTCATAATATTTTTGAGGATGTTTATCTTGAGAAGTTTGGTCTTCGTAGAGATTATCCTGTTACTCAAAAGTATTTTAAGTTTTTAACAGCTAGAGTTTTTATTTCTCAAGCTAAATCTTATAGTGATGATGGTTCTTCTCAAAGTTTTATTAATTATATTTTATTGAAACTTCGTTGCCCTAAAACTTTAACAGCTAAGAATGCTGTGTTTGATTCTGTATCAAAAGATATTTTGCCTATGTTTTCTGATATCCTTCATGATGATGATGGTACTAGCAGAATAACTAAGCAGATAGCTTTAGCTGAATGGCTTATAGCTAATACTTCATTAGACTTTAAGACAGTTACTCCACCAGAAGAGGAACTTCCTACAGGTGTTGGTCCTGGTTCAGGTCCTGCTAAGCCTGGTAAACCTGAGACAGGAGCTGGTGGTGGCGTTGGTTCTAATGCTCAAAACGGTGCTGGTGACCCAACTAATCGTGGTGGAAATAGAGGTTCTGGTGACATTGAAGATAATCCTACACCTGAAGAGCGTCCTGTTTTTAAATCATTAGATGAGATGGAGCAATCTCTAGAAGACGAAGACATTGTTCCAACTTATAATGAAGAGAATGATATTCGTGTTGATGATTTACAGGAGATTGATGATGCTTTCAATAGTGTTTTATCTATTGATGCTATTGGAAATCATGAGTGGGTTATTGCAAACAAGATGTTTGGCTTTGGACCTAATGTTAAAGAAGCTGTAGATAAAGCTATGCTTGATATGAATCCTATTGCTTTACAAGTTATTAAATCTCTTAAGTTATTTAAAGGTCAAATTAGACCTAGAAATACTGCTGGATTTAATTCTGGCAAGCTTCATATTCCTACAGCTATTAAGTCTGTATCATCTGGTTTGCCTACACCTTATCTTTTTCAAAGAAAGATAGCTCGTGGTCAAGCTGCTGATTTGGCTATTAGTATTCTATGTGATAATTCAGGCTCTATGTCTGGTAATAAATCACATGTATGTACTAGAGCTATGTTAGCATTAGCACAAGCTTGTGATAATGTAGGTATACCTATTGAAGTTAATTGTTTTACTAATGGTTCTACTAACTATACTATTCAGATGAAGTCTTTTGAAGATAAGTTTGCTGATTCCAAATATTATTTTGGTATTACTGATAGTGATATATGTTATCATTATACTTTTGATAGTGATATTCCTGTATTCTGTAGTAATGAGGATGAAGTTAATTTATATAATGTTTGGAAAAGATTCCTTAAGAATAAACATAAAGATAAACTTATCTTTGTTATTTCTGATGGACAAACTTGTGGTTCTTCATCTGATTTAAGAGGTCTTATTCAAGAGATAAAGCAATCTGGTGTAAAGATAATTGGTTTAGGTATTCAATCTAAAGCTGTTGCTTCATTGTATCCTGAATATAAATTATTTGATACTGAAAGTTCTTTACAAGGCTTACCAGATTATCTTCTTGAAACTCTTAACAGCTTAATAAGAAAAGATTAATTGGAGGTATTGATATGAAATTATTTGAAGCTGCTAAATCTGTTAGTTTAACAGATATTTTTACTGAGATGTGTGGTGGAACTATTCCTAATCGTAGGAAGAATTCCCTTACATCTTGTCCTATTTGTGGAGCAGGGACTAACACTCCTTGCTTCGGCCTTTATGGCAAAACAAAAAACATTCTTGATAAATATAAATGTTTCTCTTGTGGTGCACAAGGAGATTCTATATCTTTAGTAAAGAATGTTTATGGTTTAGTTGATGATGTTGAAGCTGCTAAAGAAATTTGCAGATATTTTAATGTTGAATATGAAGAGACTAAAGCCTCTGTTCATAATGATAAGTATGATAAGTATGTTAGAACTTATAATTATATTGCTAAACTTTTTAATGTTTTGTATCGTAGTGATTTTAATCCTGATAAAAATTATTTTGAGAACAGAGGTTTATCTACTGAACTTATTGATAAATATCAGTTAGGCTATTGTCCTAATATGCTTATCACTAAAGAGAATAAACATATCTCTTTACAAGATTTAATTCTTCGTATGGGTTTAACTGTTGAAGAAGGTCTTGTTAATTCTTATGGTGAATCTGTTTTCTCTGGTAGATACATCTTCCCTATTAGAAATTCTAAAGGTGATGTTATTGCTTTTAGTGGTAGAACTTTAGATGCTAATGCTCCTAAGTATGTTAATACTTGTGAGACAGAGTTCTTTAAGAAGTCTTTTGCTTTATTCAATTATGATAGAGCTAAAGCTTATCCTACAGTCTATGTTGTTGAGGGTTATATGGATGCCTTATCTTTAATTGAATCAGGAATACCTAATGTTGTTGCTGCTATGGGTACAGCTTTTACTGAAAGTCATATATCAGCACTTAAAGGTAAGCAGATTGTTCTTGCTCTTGACCATGATGGTGCTGGTATGACTCATATCTTTAATATCATAACTCAGTTTAGAGATATCTATTTTAAAGTTATGTATACTCCACAAGAGTATAAAGATTTTAATGAGATGCTTATGGCTAAGCAAGACATTAAATCTTATTTATCTAAGTATGAGTTAAAAGCTGGACCAGAGTTTGTCATAAGACTTCTTACACATACTCAGGATATGAGTAAGTTAGAATCTCGTTCAGATATTTGGAAGACTATCGCATCTTTGATAGGTTCTACTAACTATTCTTATCAAAAGAAGTATCCACTTAATACTTTATATACTCCTGTTGAGATAGATTATTTCTGGAAGATGTATTCTAAATTTATAAAAAGAAATAGAAAGGAGGTGAAATAGTATGGAGGATTTAAAGTCTAGGGATTTAATTAATGTTACTAACCATTGTTGTAATGGTGTTTGTAGTAATTGTGGTGAATGTTGTACTGATATAATACCTCTTACGAAGAACGAGGTAAAGAATATTCGTGCTTATATTAAGAAGCATAATATTAAAGAACGTGTTTATATGGATGATACTACCTTTGATTTTCGCTGTCCTTTTTATATTAAGGATAGTGATAAGCATTGTGCTATTTATCCTGTTCGACCTTTGATTTGTCAGAAGTTTAAATGTAATCAGGATAAGTCTGTTATAGCTTCTAATAAAGAATTGCTATCTATGAGGGCTGATTATAATAAATTTTATAATTGGTCTTATCATCATACTTTCATAAGTTTACATAATTTATTTTATAAAAATTATGCTTATGAGATTCAATCTATTTATAGTCTTTGTCTTAATAACAAAGAGTTAATGCAAGATTTTTTAAATAAAGAATGTCTTAATAAATATTCTTTCACTGATTTAGATATTGAATTTGAAGAGGAGGAAAAGTAATCATGTCTAAAGTTTCTATTGTAAAAATTTGTCCTGTTTGTGAAAAGGTTTCACAACTATCTGTCGATTCTGATAAATATAATCAGTATATGCAACGTAAAGATTTAATTCAAAATGTTTTTCCTGAACTTAATCCAGCTCAACGTGAGTTTATTATGACTGGTTATTGTTCTGATTGTCAACATATTATATTTGGAAGTAATTATACTATTGAGGAGGAGGAAAGATAATATGCCTAACTATTGTGATAATGGATTGAACATTAAGTTCGAATCTTTAATTGATTTAAAACATTTTATTTTTATACATTTTAATAATAAGGAACTAGATTTTAATACTATAGTTCCTGAACCTAAAACCATTGATGAGTGTCCTAGAAAATATTCTCTTTTATCTGAACAAGAGAAAAAAGATGCTCATATTGTTTCTTATGAAGATAGAGAATGGTTTAATTGGTATCTTTGGCATTGCGATTTCTGGGGTACAAAATGGAATTCTTGTTCCACAGATTATTATATTGATACTAAAACATTAACTTTATATGTTTCATTTACTACAGCATGGTCTCCTGCTATACCTATTGTTCATAAGTTAATTGACATGTACCCATCTTGTGAGATTCATTTTACTTATTATGAATCTGGTATGTGTTTCGCTGGATTTATAGATTATGAATCTGGTGGAATAATAGAGAATCAGTTATCTCCAGATGACGGTTTAGATTATTATCAGTTCTTATATGATAATGATTATGAATCAGAAGATACATTAACTGACCCAGATTGTTTTAATTTATCTGTTGTTGATGGCAAAGTTAAATATAGAAAGGAGGTGAAATAATATGAGTATTCTATCTGATGTTAAACAAGAGAATTTTAATTCTGTTAAGGATTTCTTAGCAGCTAATCTTTTCTATCAACGTGTATATTATATACCTGTTGATTTGAAGAATAAGGATTGGGGTTGTTGCCCTGCTTATCCTTCTAATGAAGAGTTGTTAGAAAAGTTTGCTGATGATGAATGTGTTTATGAGATTTATATCGAGCCTGATTGTATCAAAAAGAGTTTAATTATTTACACTCGTAAAGCAATTAAACCTGGTATTTTATTTGAGGGGGCGTAGTATGTTAAAAGAATTTTTAAAACCTTTTGATATTGTTTCAGCTCCTTATGTAGATTTGGAAGGTAATATTAAATCATTTTCTAATGGCAATCAACAGAAAGGTTTATTCATGGTTGTTGCTGTAGATAATGGTAATGTTATTGCTTGTAAAGTTACCTCTCAATCTACATTACATAATTCTCCTGATTTTACTTATACTCTACTTCAAGATTCTCATCAATTTTTGAGAGCCACATCTTATATTCAGTTGACTAAGCCTCATACATTGGGTGTTCCATCTTGTCAAAAGATTGGTGAGGTTGCCCTTTTCTGTAGAGCACATATAAAATCACAGCTTAAACTTTTGTTTGACACTATTGGTAATATTTTACAAGTTAATATTCCTGTGCAGAAGTATGTTAGTCCTAACATTATTCCACGTAGATTTGGTGGGGTAGTTATTAAGAAATAACTCGACTGTATAAATAAAGAAGGCCTCCGTTTTGGAGACCTTTTTGATTATGCAGTTTGACTTATTAAGATATAAGCTTTTAAGTAGCTGCAAGCTATTGATTTAGCATTTCTAATTGCTGTATCAATGCTTGTGAAGCTATCAATTATTCCTTTCTCATATAAATTAACTATGCAATTATTTTGTACGTCTAGCCCACATTCTAAATCTTCTAGTGTCATACGCTTTGGCTTCTTCAAGCCTGCATTACTGATGATTTTCAAACAAGGTTCTTGTAATGCTTTTATAATGTGTTTGTATTTGCCTGATAAGGAAAGTAAATATAACGCTTTACCACCACCAGGAAGAATACCATCACGACAAGCACAACGAACTGCACCTATCGCATCATCTAATTTTAAACGAATCGTAGTGAATTCAGTAATAGTCTGTGCAGCAATCTTAATCTTAGTTACACCTGCTGTTAGGTTTGCTAAACGTCTGTTGATAACATCAGTTCTGATTATTCCTGTGTTGAATTCCTTGTCTTCAAGTTCCTTCTTGTAAGACTTAACTCTCTTCTCAACTTCTTTTGAATCAGAGCTGCAAAGTATTGTAGTCTTGTCTTGCTCAACAATAATCTTGTTAGCTGTTCCTGCATAAGCTAAACTGTAATCAGTTGTGCCTAGTGTAGGTGATTGAATCTTACCGTTTGAACGAGCAGCAATGTCTAAGAATACTTCCTCTGGTTTAGAGTCGTTGATAAATACAATCATGAATCTTAATTTGTTTTGAATAAGATTATCTAGTAATATCTTTAAGCTTTCAGGACTGAAATCTTTTGATAAGAAGAATACTAATGGTTGATTTGGATTTTCAATCGAGTCAAATAATACTTTGATTCCGTTTCGTGTTAAGATTCCTTCAGCTAATAGGATTAGTCTAGCATTTTCTGCTTCCCATTTTCCCTCATCATTGCATAGTTGTTTCATTTCATCTGAGAAATATCCTGAATCAATAACCATACCATCAACATGTTCGATAGAAGATTCAGCTGACTTACGGTCATGCTCAATAATAACATTCATGTTTGAACCTGCATACTTGTAAGCTTCAGCTACTAGTTCACCGATGGCAGGTATCTTAGTTGTTATATTAGCAACATTTCTTACCATGTCAGGTGAATCAATAGGCTTCTTCATAGTTTGTAAATCCTTTAGAGCTGCTTCAACCTCTTCATTTATCATGTCAGATGCTTCTTGTGGATGCTTTCCCTTCTTTATTAGGTCTAGCCCAGCTTTGTATAGCTCATTAGTTAATAAAACTGTTAGAGTTGTACCATCAAAAGCTCTCTTCTCTGTGTTGTTAGCAGCCTCAATAATAGATAATGCAACCATTCTTTCAAACTGGTCATCAAATTTCATGCATTCTTTCGCAACAGTAACACCATCGTCAGTTAGGAAAGGTCTAGAGAATTCATCCTGTAGAACTGCTAGCCTTCCCTTAGCTCCCATTGTAGGAGTAACGATGTCACTCATCTTTTGAAATGTTTCTTTTATTATCTTGATGTCTTTTGTCTTCATAAATTCCTTTGTCTTCCTCTTCGTCACTATTTATAGCAGCTACTATAGCAATGGCTATGATGATTCCTATGAATATCACACCCATTATTATGTATACTTTAGTCAATAGCCTCTGCGTCCTTTACTAATACTAATATAATATCTTTAGCATTAACAGCGAATCCTTCGAATCCATCAAAGTTGATTGGCTGTGCTGCGAACATAGGATAGTAGATAATATTACCTACCTTAAGACAATCCTTTCTGTTAGAGATAACAATCTCTCCACAGATGATGTCTTTCTTTCCTCTCTGTTCAGTTGCTGATACTACTAGTCCTGCTTTAGTAGTGACCTTTTCAGTTATCGGTCTGATAATTACATTTCCATTCAAACAATTATATTTCATATATCCTCCTTATTATTTGTTTGCTTTCTTATATTCGCTTACGTAATCATAACCCATTATACTATTTATGATTGAGTATGCTGTTGAATCAGCAATAGCTGAATAATAATTTAATCCATTATCTTTTAGATATTGTTCAACTATAGTGTTGTTACTTGTTGTAAACTTATACCAATATCCATCACTATACATATATAATGCTGACTTTCCTGCTCCAACATTCATGTTTACTACAGTACCATCAGGTATTTTATTTTCTTGAGCAGCTTTCTGCATGCTATTTACCCAGATTGATTGAGAATCATTTTTCTCACCTGTTCCATTGAATTCACCGAATTCTTTTTCAGCAGCATTTCTAGATAAAGCTTTTGCATCTGTATCTAATTTTATCTCATAAGAGTTATTGTTTGAACTCTCTTTAATTTTATTTAATATATCAGATACTTTTGCTGAGTTATTTTCTATTCTAGTTTCTTCTTTAATTTTCTCATTGTTATAAGTTTCAGTAGGTGCTTGTTCCTTTAATAATCTGTCAGCAAAGTTAGCATCAAAAGCATTTAGATAAGCTGCTGCTTTCTTCTGGTCTTCCTCATTAGTTAACCCTTTAGCTATAGATTTCAAATCTTTTGTTGCTGAGTTAATTGCATCTGTAATTACATTAGTTAAATCAGTAGCATTAATATTCTTCTTTCCTGTAGTAGCATCAGTTACGGATGCAACATAGCTGTTAACTTTACTACGAACTTCCCCTTCAATATAAGATTGAAGTTGAGCTCCTGCTTGGTCAGATGATAAAGCATACTCCATCTTTTCAGCTGGTGTCATGTTATCCCAGTTTCTAACTTTAACTGATGTACCGTCATAAGCAATGTTTCCATCACTGTCTAGCTCATAGAATTTATTATATGCTGATACATCTTCAGATGTTGATTCTAAAGCTGCATTATATCTAGTCCATAAATCCTGAGACCATTGCATCTCTAGAGATTGTTCAGTGCTCCATGCCTCAAGAGTTTTAATTCCTTCTTGAGAAATATTATTTACACTGAACCAGTCGTTTATAGTTTTCTTTACTTGTTGAGCTCTTTCATCATCAGAGTTTTCAGCAAGCTTTGCTTCAGCAACTTTCATTTGGCCTAACATATCTTTAACTTCAGCTGAGAAGTAAACACCTGTTACTTGAGCTTCATTGATTGCAGTTTGAACAGCCTGATTATAATATTCTTCAGCATACTGCATCATGTTAGCATCATAGCTTAGACGAGCAGCTGCCATGGATGTGTCATATCCATACTTCTGTAGTTCCATAGCTCCATAAAGTTGAGCTTGGATAGATTGTTTCATGTATTCACGTTGACGCTCTTGGTCAAGTACATATCCACCTGTCCATCCTACCTTATCAGCAGTCTGGTTGTCTGTATATTTCTGCATGTCAGCTTGAGTTTGATATTGTGTAGCATTTTTCTCAAGCTCTTGACGTTGAGTAAGCATGTTTTGTTTTTGTTTCAAAGCTTCTTGCTGATAAGCATTCTCTGCTAGCTTACCAGCTTTCTCATCCCAGCTAAAGTTAGTTCCAAGAGCAGCTTGTGCTCCTGAACCACTGTTAGTTTTACCAGTTGAGTTAGGAGAATAAGTTTCTTTACCTGTGTTGTTCGCATTGTAATATCCAACATTATTAGCTGCACTATATTTTGATGTATCTATATTAGATGCTTTTGCATCTACATCATTCATACCTAATATACCTGACTTGTTTCCTGAAGCAGGTTGTGCTGGTGTAGCTGGTTCTGGAGCAGCTTCATAATTACTACTTTCTCTTCTCTCATATTCTCCTAAATAATCATTTATAGGATTTTGTGAAATTGGATTTTCACTTGTAGTATTATAATCTGGGTTTATACTTGTTTCACTTTTTCCTTGTGATGCAGCCCATGCAGATTCAGGCATTCCAGGAGGTTTAGTTTTTACCTTTTTTACAGCATATTCAGGTATTAGAGGTATTGTTTCTGTAAATGGTGGTTTATAACTCATTATTGATTACCTCCTAACATAGTTTCTAGTGGAGTTCCACCTGGAGCTATAGATTCTTGTGAACCAGGTAATGCTGTACCGATAGGAGAACCTCCAGCTATAGCTGCTGGTGGTGCTGCCTGAGGTTCCATTGGTTGACCTGGCATTCCAGTAGGATTCTGACGAACCATTGGTGAATTTTGGTCTAGCCCATACTTCTCTGCATCTGCAGGTGCAACTTGTGCTGCACTTGGGTCAGTAATTCTCTCAATGTTCTGTCTGTCTGTATCATTAAGCTGACTAAGGAATGATTCCTTAAGGTTAGCTTGGTTATGTTTCTCTTCAAATCTTTTTGTTATAGGATTATAACCTCTTTTAATAGCTTCAGCTATTGTCATTTCACCTTCTGGTGTCTGAACTTTGTATTCATTTGGATGTTTGAGTAAATCATTTTTAAAACTTTTAGCATATTTATCTGATGCTTTAACAGTTCCTTTATCTAAATTTCTTTTAGCATCCTCATCTACTTCTTCATTAAGCTTAGGCTCATTACCTTTTGGCTCTTTCTTATCTGGTTCAAACATTCCTTCAGTGTTTTCTCCAGTCATTAACATGTCTTCTAAAGTTTTAGCATCAAGCTTTTTGTTACCTTTAGAGTCTTTCTTATCTGGTTTAGCTTTACTAATCTCATCCATTTTTTCTAATGGATTTTCCTCACCGTTGCCACCATCTGGTGTAGCTTCAAGTGGATTAATTTGCTCTGCGTTTTCGGTTAAGCCTTGTTCACCTTGAGGTCCTTTACCTATTAAGTCTTCTAGTCCTGGCATAATCCTATCTCCTTTCAATTATGTTTAATTCTTTGTCTATTACTCCAGCTTTTACAGCTCGATTCTTCATCCTAACATGTGTTGGATTAGACGAATCGTAGGTTCCAGTAATAATCAGATGTATTATTTGTTCACAACTTGTAGGCTTTTTCTTTTTCATGTGTTTTAAATTGTTGTTCAAATAATCATCTAGATTCATACAATCACCTTTTGTTTTATTATAGCATAGACTTTATTTCTTTGCAATTATTTGCTATAATTAGGGAAAGAAAGGTTTGATGGTATGAAAAGGTTCCTCGGTCTTAACTTGTTGTTCTGGATTTTTATCTGGTACTATTGTAAATCAGGATTGAAGAGACTAGCCAAGAGACTCTTTAACTGGCAAACTGCAATTATATTTATAATTGTATTTATTATTATGTCATCAGAAGTCTGGGTTCCTTATATCATTTACTTTGTTACAGATAGTGAATGGTGGTTAGGTATTGGCTCCACATGCTGGGCCTTCTGGGCTATGCCATTCACACCGTTTATTGAATTATGTATAGCTATTACGCTTGGAGTTGACAGTTTATGGAGGAGGATTTATGCCAAGATTAGAGGTAGACAAAGAGAGATTTAAAAGTTTTTTAGCACAATTTATTGGTGACGCACCTTATCAGGTTGAGTTAGTTGATACCTTGTTTAGTCAGATGCCTATTCAGGTGAGAAATAATATGATTGAAGAGTACTATTATAAGTATATATTTAAAGGTGAGACTTATAAAGCTCAGCACATGGTATATCAAGCTGATATCCACATGTTTCCTAACCTTGATGGATTAAAGAAGTTCTTAATTGATAGAAGTATGGGGACTATAGCTCCAGAGTTCTTTAATTCCTGTAAGCAAGCATTCTTCGATAAGAAGATTCAGGAGCATGAGCCTATAGCTGGATACTATATAACTAAGGAGGTGTTATAATGGCTGATTCTTCTAGAGTATTTAAACCTATGATTCTTCAGACTAAGGAAGAATTACTTGCAGCTTTAAAAGCTGGACAATTAACTACATCCCACTACAATCTATTAGATGAGCAGCAAAAAATATTTGTTGAGTTAGTATGTTTCGGTGGATACACTGCTGAGGAGGCGATGCGTGTTATCCTGCCAACGGCAAGAAATGCTGCAGCACTAGCTAATAGAATGCTAGCTAATAAAGATGTCGTCACTACGATGGATGAGTTAACTGTAGCTAAGACTACAAAGTTTAAAGCTGAGGTATCATCTGCCCGTGAGATGGCACTGGAGAAATTAAAATATATTATGACTACTACAGATGATGATTCACTTGCTGCATCCTGTGCTAAGGTAATCCTTGATAAAGCTGGTGATGCTCTTAAGCAGGATAAAGATAAGGATGAACCTGTTGGACAGGTATCATTTAATATTCAGGTTGAGAATGTTTATGCTCCTGGAACTAATCCTAAACAGGATGAGCCAGTAATTATAGAGCTTACACCTGAAGAGATAGACCCAACAATAGCAGAGACTAAAGAAATTAAAAAAGATTTAGACGCTGCTATTAAGAAACGTAAGGAGGAGTTGGGTCAGAATGAAGTTAATCCTGAAACAGGTTTGCCTTATGTTCTACATTATGAAGGAGTTAATAATTATAAATAAGAAAAAGAGTCCTATTACTAGGGCTCTTTCTCTTTGGAGAGTAAACAAAAGCAAATAATTATTACACTTTTATTATATCTTATTTATTCAGATAGTTCAACATTAAGTTCTTTCTTTATTTCTGCTTTAAAGTTTACTTGACTCATTGGAGCACGGTTAACTTCAGCACAATATGCTTGATAGTTTGCGAATGCAACACCAAGTTTATATGTCTTAAGTTTAGCTATATCAGACTTAACCTTATCTCTAAACCAAGATAATGGTCCTGAGTTATCTATTCTATATTGTTGTATCATTTCCTTTACACAATCAGGTAATGAGAATTCTTTAGTAGTATTTAATACATTGTATATAGCAAGGCATGCTTTATACGCTATGTAATCAATACTCTCTTGACTCATTAAACTGTTGTGGAAAGCTAGACCATCAACGTTTGTGACTTTACTTAAGTCAGCGTTGAATGGGATGATAGTAAATCTTCTATAGAAACCATCTGATGTATCAGGGGTTCTAGGTAATTTGTTACATGAGTACAACATTGTAGAGAATAACTTAGTAGTATAACTATCTTTATATTTTTGCTCCAGTTGTATGTCTTCATAAGCTGTTATTGATTTGAATAAATCAGATTCTTGAATAGGCTGTGATGATATATCACCAGCTAGTGATGCTAATTTATTTTTTAAACTTGCTGCTCTAAAGTTATTAGCTAAATCTTTGAATGATATAGCTGTATAGTTTTTACTTCCAAGCATAGTTTTAATTACATCTAAGAATGTTGACTTACCATTTCTACCAGCTCCGACTAATACGAATGCTTTTGCAAGTGCATTTGTTTTTAGCATTGTATAACCTATAACTTCATATAGTAATTGTTCAACATCTTTATCTCCACAAGTAGCAGTTGCAAAGAATTCATCAGCTGTACTACTATAAGCTGTTGGGTCATAGTTTGCTTCAATTTGTATTGACTCTAAGTGGTCTGGAGTCATTGGTTCTAACTTCATTGTAGCTAGATTTAGTATTCCATTTTTAAACACAACTGTATATTCATTTTTATTAAACTCGACAGAGTCTTCATATAAATAATCCTTAATGTATTTCATTGTCTCTTCTTTTTGAAATGCTTTTAAGGATGGACACATTCTTGTTATGTATCCTTTAATATAATCTTCATCATTTACGTATATATTCTTAGCATAATTATAGAAAAAGAGTTCTTTACTATCGGTATCACGTTTTATATTGCAAGCTTGTACTACAAAGTCTCCTAATTTATAATGTAGGAATGAACTTTTATCAAAGAATTTTTCTAATACCTTATTTCGGTGTATAGCCATTAAATTATTTATTTCATCAGCAGTCAATGGTGATAAAGTTAATTGATTATTTATTATATTTAAGATTAACTTTTTCTCCGTGTCTGGTGTTGATATTAAATTCATAAGTTGTGCTGTCATTTGGCTTTGAACATCACCTGTTAGTGGTAATGTTAGCCCATCTTTGACAGTACTACTTATTATTCTTAAAGGCTTTAACCAATAAGGTATTTGACTGATTGAATTCTCATACACAATACTAGGAAAGCTTGCTGATGTATTCATTTTATGGTGGAAAGGTAACAGAATGTTACTTCCCTTTTTGCTATATGTTATTGTATCAGCATTTATACCACATGCAAGTAAGTTATTAGTTGTGCAAGTATTTAAGGAACTCTTGCCTATTATTAAGTAGTAGCTCCCTTGCTCTAGAACTAATAGCTTTTCTTGTAGGTTTTGTATTGTATTAAAAATTAGTTTTTCTTCAGTCTTCAGCACGATATATCCTATAGAAATATTCCAATAGATTTTGGTATTACTATCGAGCTTCATATAATTATTTACTTCAGAAAATTTTAATCTATTGTATATACCTGTTGCTGTTTCAACACTATAGCAAGGTTCATCAAGAGGATTTACCTCCTGGTTGAAGTCTTTGAATTTCATATAGTGTCTCCTCTATTTCCTCTAAAGAATATATGCCTTTAGCTATGCCTCCAGCGTTTTGTATTTGCCTTATTCTTAATTTTTGTAAGGCTGATAAAGTATTTCCATCTACTTTCAATTCAAATCCTATAAAGAATCCTCTATAACATACCAGTATATCAGGTGTTCCCTGATTTTGGTAAGCAGATACGTGGACTTTAACCACGTACCCACCTTTAGAGCGTATAAATTCTTCAGCATTTTTTTGAAAGTCAGATTCTAATTCTTTATTCTTCCCATTCGCTGTCATCATCACTCACGTATGAAGGAGTAGCTATTGGTTGAGGTTCTGGCTTTAGCTCTGGCTTTGGTTCTGGTGCTGGAGCTTTATTAGTTTGTGTAACTGTAGTTTCACCAGTATTCTTAGCATCAAATGGGAAATCATCACCTGCAAATTCTTCATTTGCATTAGGGAAAGTTACATCTAAATGAGCTTTGTCAATCTTTCTATATTTAAAGTCTTGACGCTTTTCACCATTTTGTTTTGTACCTATTGAGAAATCAATGATTAAAATTTTATCTTTAATTAGACCCTCAATATCTATTGTTGCTGGCTCATTTTGGTTATAAGGTACACCACATACATTTCTTAGAGCTCTATATTTCCAAGAGAATGGACTTGATGCCTCATAACTAATAGTGTCTTTTCTAGTTTGGTTCTTATGTGAACCACTTTTTAATCTAAAAGTGACGTCAAAGCTACCTGGTAGATATTCATTAAGCTTTAAAGATTCAACTACTGCGACTACATCTTTTTCCTCGAAAGGTTCAAAGCTTATAGTATCATTAGAAGTATCCTGCTTACCTTGGTTAATCATTACTGCCATGATTATTTGTCCTCCTTTGCTTCTTGTTTACCTGATGCTATTGCATCTAGAATGTTTACTTTAAATTTTGAATAAGACATGTTAGATACCTTAAGAGGAATCTTCATTTCCTTTGGTTTACGTGTCTTAGATAAGTATGCTTGACATCCATCAATGTAAGTATAATACTTAGGTGTACGTTGAATCTTGTTATCAGCATCAGTTGTTGTAACTTCTTCAATCTTTGTATACCATACGAAAGATGCTTTAGCACATAGACCATAAGCTGCTTTGTTCATTAAGCTTGGGATAATCTTATTGTTACCTGGGTTCTCTTCATCAGATACTTCCTTTTGGTGACAAATTACTACCATCTTAGAGCCTGTTGTTAAATGGATATAACGACATGCGTTCCAAATTTCGTCATGCTCTTGAGATGCTAAGCCCCAAAGTTGTAAAGTCATTTGGTCTTTCTTTGCTGTTTCCATTAAATCTTTCTTTAATAGATATTCAAGCTGAGTTGCTGAGTCAATTACGATAGTTGAGTATGCAACTGGGATTTTCTTTCCAGTCTCATCAATAGTGTAACCATTGATTACATCCTTGAATACTTCATTGATTTCAGCGAAGCTTGTGATAGGCACTACTACAATATTCTCACGTTCAGCATAAGAAATTGAACCTGTACCTCCTTCTAATACGTCTAAGTATAGCATAGGCTTGTCCTTTGTCTTAGGGAAAGTAGATGCTAATACTGTTTTGCCTGAACCTTGAAGTCCATAGATAACATAAACTTCATCAGTAGGCATTTGATTTACTGCTTTTGCTTTTGTTGTTAATACGCTCATAATTTTTTATCTCCTTTGTTATATATTTTTGGGATGAACGCATATCCCTTGTTCACTTTATATTATACACTATAGTTTACATTTATGCAATAGCTATTTTATATTTCCTGTGATTTTTTCTATAATTATTTCACGAGAAGCTTGGCTAGGTGATGACATATCTAATCTGCACAGCTCTTTATATGCACAATAGTTACATAGAGGTCCTTTAATTCTATAAACTCTATCAGTATCCTTAGCACATTGATATGTTTTAAGTAACTCATCAGCATTTGATGCAACTAATGAATCATCCAGTATCTGGACAGTTGTTCTTCTGAATAAAGGATGACCTCTTTCTTCTAGATATTGTAGGACAGGTTGATATTCAGATTCTTTTTCTAGTCCCTGCTCTGATAGTGCATCATAATATGCTTCATAAGTAACCAAGTCTAAAGCTTCCTTACTTTTACTAGGCTTACCATTATTAAGTAATGGTACTGGCTTAAGTTTAGCTAATCTTATTTCATCTATTTGTTTTGTTTGAACTTTTCTATTTAATATTTCTTCAGCGAAAGGGATATATAATAGTAATTGTTCATTATATAGTACATCTTCATAAGTATACTTAAGCTTATTAACTGTGGTCTTCATATCTCTTATTCCAACTACACCGTTAGTTTCATAAACAGCATCAATGAATCCTATTATAAAGTCATCCCCATCGAGTGGTTCTTGAAATTCTTGTTCACATAATAGATTATGTTCCATAGAATATTCTTTAGCCCAGTATTGAAAATACATTGACACACTATATTCTAGTTGGTCAGGTTCGTAAGGTAATTTACCTGACATGCATAGTTTTCTAAACTCATCTGTGACTGGTTTACAGTCCTCGCCTTTAATAGTTAGTTCTACACATTCATGAAACATTTTACCAGGGATTGTGAATTCATTCTCTGGCGTTTCAATACCCTCAATGTAAGCATACATGTGTTTACGAGGGCACTGCTTAAAAGTAGATAGTCTTGAATGACTATATCTATTTATATCTTTACTCATTTGATTCCTCTTTCTTTTTGTACTCTTCTATATCTACACCTTTTCCTAATGGTCCTATCTCTACATCTACAACGATAGGAAAATCAGGTTCTTTAGTTATGATTTGTTGTGCTAATTTAGGATGCTCCATTATAGATTTAATTCTTTTAATGTAATCATAGAAGTGCTCATTCTTACGCACTAATCCTATTATAGAATCATGAACTGTAGCTCCTATCCTAATGTTTCCTTTAAGTATAGGGTCACTCATTACTTCTACTAGACCACTGATAACATAATCAGAACCTGCTGATTGTACTGGGAAATTTATTGCAGGTCTAACCCAGTCTTCTTTAGTCCAAGGTATTGCTAGTATGTCTTGATGTATTACATACTCTCTTCTCATTATAGAAGTTATTGTTCCGTTCTCATCCAAGCAGCTTCTTACCCAATCATAATAATCATTTAGTTCAGGATAAAGTTCAAAGAAATGGTAACGGATTTTTATAGCTTCATCTAATGAAACATCTACTCCGTAAGATACCTTTGCATATTCTACGAATGATTTGGCTTGCATGCCATACAAGAATCCAAAGTTGGCTGCTTTGGCCTGTGTTCTTTCAGCCTTAGTTATTTGGTCAACTGGTTTACCAGTAACAATAGATGCCATTTTATAGTGTAGGTCTTCACCTATACGATAAGAATCTTTTATGTTCTTAACATTAGCTACAAGGCCTGCGAATCTAAGCTCTAGCTGAGAGTAATCTAAGCATACCATTTCCCATTCATCACTGTTAGTTTGAAATAAACTCTTCAAATCTTTATTTCTAGGGATTTGTTGTAGGTTTACATCAGAAGATGATGTTCTTCCAGTAACAGTACCATCCAAATAGAATGTTGAATGTAAGTAATACTTACCATCCTTATGCAATAAAGCTTCTGTTTGCCATGACTCAAAGAATTCTAATGCTTTCTTATACATTCTATATTCTAATATTAAATTTATTATAGGATGTTTATCTCTTATATTTATTAACACGTCACTTCCAGTTGATGGGTTACCTTTTTTAGTGTAACCTGTTATTGGTAGTTCTAGTGTTTCGTATAAAATTTTAGTTAAAGCATCAGCTGAATTTATATTTATAACTTCAGATAGTTTAGGTATGTATGTATGCTCATAATAATATTTAGAGCCACGTTTAAATGGGTACTTTGATTTTAATATCTCATTGTTTAGATGAGAAATCTCGTAGCTTTCTTCAGGCGTACAATATATTTTTTCTGTAATAGGTTCTATTTTACAATCAAGAGAATCTAATATTTTATTTATCTCTGCTAATAGTTCAGCTTGTTTCATAGCATACTTGCTTTTAGTTTCTTCAAGCTTTTCCATATTGATTGGTAAACCATTACATTCAATATATTTGTAAGCATTTATACCCTTTAATATTAGTTTATATGTTGTTAATTTATTCTTAGGAAAATTCTTTTTATACCATTGGTATAATTGATAACAGTATTTAACATCACAGAATAAATATGGTGCTACAACATCTTTGTCATGAGATGTTTTGTCTTTCAATCCTACATCCCAGTCTTCAACACCAAGTATTCTTTGAGCAGCTTTCTTTAATGTTGTCCAGCCTTTATATGCTGGGTCATAATACTTGTTGCCTTGTCTACTTTTCTTAAGCTCATCCACTGTAGAGTTAAGATAAGTTAATACTTGTGTATCATGTGACACTTCGATGTCTAGCCCATAGCTATATAGAAGTCTAGCTGTATCAAACTTACCATTATGTAATACAAACTTAGCATTTTTAGATTGAAGCCATGTAATGAAGCGAATCATTTCATCAGCTTCTTCAGGCAGTTTGTATATTTTATATAGTTCTTTTCCTTTTTTATTAACTGTATATAAGCCTACGAAATTTATGTTAGTGTTGAGACTCAGATTGTCTGTCTCTATGTCCAGCGAGATAAGCATTTATAACATCCTCCGTAGGCAATTCTAATAACTTTGATAAAGCTTCTAATGTTTGAACACCTGGATTAGCTATTTCAAAATTTAATAGTTTATATACATGTGTTCTACTCATTGGTAAGTTTTGATAGTTCTTATCAACAAAGTTATTGATTGTTCCAAATTTAGTTTTAATTGTTTCTACTATTATATTAGACATTTTATTTCTCCTTATTCATCTAGATAATTTTGAAATACCTTGTCTGTAAAGCTCTTCTTTCTTTTTAATGTTTGATATATACGTTCTTCTACAGTATCTTCACATAGTAAGTAGTAATAGTAACAATCTTTTAATTGGCCTATTCTTCTTATACGTGATTTGCATTGATGAAATACTATATAAGATTCTGGTAATGAATAAAAAATAATATTGTTTGTGTTTGTTAAGTCTAGTCCTGCGTTACCACTACGACATTGAATGACTAGATATATTTCATGGTAATACTTAAACCTTTCTATAAGAATAGTTGATTTCTTAGTATTACATTTACCATTAACTACTACATATTTTTTTCCTTCGTCTTTAAGCACTTGCTCTATCTGATTTAAAGAAGAAGTAAATTCATAATATATGATAGCTTTAGGTAAAGTTTGAATAAGCTCTCTGAACTTATCAATCTTAGGTGAGGTTACTTCTAAATAACCTTTTGTATATTTATCATCCTGAGTTGTAAGAATTCCTGTACAGATTTCTCTAAGTCTAATTCTAAGTACTCCTTTATTGTCTGCTACACAATAAGTTCCACACTTAGAATCTTCAACAACTCGGTCTTTCTTAAGAGTATCGTACCACTCTGTTGGGTGTGGACACTTTACTATTATATTATTTTCTTTAGTTAAGTCAACCACATCCTCAGTCTTTTTTCCCCAAGTGTAACAGTTTATTATAGCTGTTAACTCCTCAGAAAATTCTGGTTTCTCTTTATTTGGTTGAAAGTAATCATTAAATTCAAAGTATCTTTCTAGTGTATGTGTTTTTCCTGGCATCACTCTTATATCTAGGATAGCTAGCTGAGCTAGAATATCATGCCTAGATTTGTCTTGTGGTGTTCCAGTGAATAAATACACATACTCACAATTCTCTGCGATTTTACGGCAGTTTTCATTGATATTACTAGAGTAGTTCTTAGTTCTATGAGACTCATCTAGTATAAGAGCTTGATATTTTTTGCTAGTATATTTATTTAAGCTCTCGTAATTGGTTACTTCGTAAGTATTTCCAGGTATATATTTATCAAGTTCAGCTTTATACTGTCCAATAACTTTTTGAGGTGTTACAATCAAACAGCTCTCAGGTCTCTTACTTAATAGCCAAGTGATTGCTATAAGTGTTTTACCTGTTCCAGTTCCTAAGAAAAATCCATACTTGTTGTACTGCATCATTTTATGTACTGCTACATCCTGATGTTCTTTTAATGTTATACCTTCAGGTATTACAAGCTTACATTTTTCTCTTCGTTGTTCTTCTATAGGCGGATTTTGTTTGAAAGTTCTTATCTCCTCATAAAGTTCTTGAGATATATCTACATCACCTCTTCTTATTATAGGTAGTATATCTCTTCTAAAGTATTGCTTAGTTATTGCATTTAAAAGAAAGAATGATATTGGTTCACCTCTAGCGTTGTAGCTATGTGTTAGCCAACCATAATCTTTAAAATCTTGCAAATAAATAAACCCATTTAATTTATAGATTTTTTTCATTATAATACCTCTTTACTATATCAGATTCTTCCTGTGTAAGTTGTTCATCTGTTGATACTAAATCATTATAGTCATGTAAATTCAATGTTATTATTGCCTCAATCATTACTTTCTTTTTAAATATAATCTCAAGTGCCTTCTCATTTTCTTGTGCTTTTAAGATGTAATCTCTGATTATGTCTATTTTTATTAAATCAAATTCAGAACAAAAGGATTTGTTTTCTTCTAGTTCTTTTAAATATTCTAGTGCTTCATTAGGTTTTGTACCCTCTATGAAGTCTAAGCGTTCTAATGCATCATCCACTAATTTACAATCATCTTCAAAGCATAAGCAATCATAAGGGCTATCATTATCATATTCAGTATGTAGAGCAATTCTGTTAAAGGCTTCTATATATTCATTACTCATAACCAAATACCTCAGCTATTTCACCCATACATCCTGCACTATCAAGCTCAATATTATTCATATATTTTGTAACAATCTTAGATATAGCATCTAGTTTAGCTGCATTTTCTGCAAGACGTATAATAGGTTCATTCTCTACTTTTAAATAAAGTTCTAATAATTCTATAGCTTCTTTAATTTCTTTGTAAAATTTTAAAGCTTCACGTGTTTCATTTAGTTTTATTAAAACACGTGGACTCTTTTCCTCTAAGTTTTCTAATATAGATAGTGTATCAAGATTTCTATCTATCATTTCATTAAGATATTTTTTTGTTTCTTCACTAATTATTATTTTATTAGTTCTAATTTTATTGTGTAACATAATATATTTTCCTTTCTCAAATTTAAACTCCATTAACTTTTGTTGCTTAAGAGTTGGTTGTAAAGAGTATTCAAGTCCTTGAATCTCATGAGGTATGTTTTTATCATCCATCTTTTTCCTCCTGTTCACTATTGATTATACACTATAGTTTATATGATGTCAACAAAAAAGAGCTAATAATTTAGCCCTTTCTTTTTTAATCTTTAAATGTCATATAATATTTGAATGCTTTTCCTTTAGGAGCATCTTTATCTTCTAAGAATTTCTTAGCAAGTCTAACATAAGATGATGTATCATTAGTTACTGCTCCATAGTAATCTGAATAAATCATATTCATTACATAGTTCCAATCATACTCATTGAAGTATTCAAACATTATGCCATTTGCTTTTGCAACAGATGTTGTTTGCTCTACTATGCCTAGGATAAATATTGACGAGTTGCTTTAATGTTTTATCTAGTTCAGTTTCAAAGTCTTCTTTTAATTCTGCTGCACGGATATTTTCATCATGTGTTTTAATTATCTCTGATTTAGTTAGTTTGTTTCTCCCCATGGACTCCTCCTTGTTTGTTATAATTTTTTGTAAATTCTTCATAATCCTTAAAGACACTCATTGCACCACATAAAGAACAACCTTTATGACAGTAGCTTGGATATTTATTTAATCTAAAAGCTTCTAATGGTTCAGCATTTTTACATCCCTTCATACCATCAACAAATCCTATATGATAATCATAATCAACTCTAAAGTAATCATAATCAAGAGTGCATAAGTATCCTCTTAACGGGATTGTTTTATAGTCTCCATATTTTTTTACTAATCCTCTTAATGATTTACAATATTCAGTATGGTCATCATAAGATATTTTATATTCGTCTTTTTTGTTTTCACTGGTCTCCACAATTAGCCCAGAAATATCGGTTTCGTTACAATCAGCGTCTATAAGATATATTATATTATTTTCTTCACATCGTTTTATAAGTTCATTAACTTGCTCTAGATTATTTCTTGTTGAAACCATCTCGACTTTAAATAAAAAATGGTCATTAAAATTTAATTTTTTTATCTTTTCAAAAAAATTATCTAGAGTTGTGAACTCATAATGGAACGAAGCTACTATTGATAATTCTATATTATGCTTAGTGCATACATCTATTAAATCGTTGTAATATTCTGCTGACTTACTAAGATTACTTATAAAAGATATACGCTTTAAATTGTTTGGGATTTCGTTATATAATCTTTCTATTATATCTTCCAGATTAAATAACGAAACCTCACCACCAATTAATTCTATTTTTGTATCAACATTTTTCTCCCTTATTATTTTGGCAAGTTTTGGTATTGTGTTGATAACTGTTTGCTCGTCTCTTTTATAATTTTCAATATTGTCTCTTTTGTTTTTTCTCAAACAATATGAGCAGTTATAATTACAACAGTTTGTTATTCTCCATTTAACAGTTAATGGAAATTCATTAAGATTTACTATACTGTTAAAATCCATAAATTCTCCTATATTATTTCGTTTATATCTTTACTTAAACTTATTTGGCCACATAAAGTGCATTCCTTATGTAGGCATTTCTTAGGCTTATCGATTGGATGAAAGTCCTTTATGTTATGGAACTCCTTGCATTCATCTAAACAGCCTCTACCTTGGTGTTCATTAACCTCGATATAAACGTAATTATAATCTCTAGTGCAATAATAATCAAGTGAATGAAAACTCATTTTTGTATAATTGTATGAAGAGGTTATAAACTCATTTCTTGTCATAAATAATTTTTTAGAACCATCTTCATAAGTTATCTTGTATCTTGGCTTTTTAGTTGAACTACTTTGAGCAATTAATTTATCTCTAATTTCAATAGGAGCTGTTAGGTCTCTTTCAATAAAATAAGAATAACCATTCTTCTCACATATTTCTATTAGTTTTTTAATATCATCTTGATTATTGACTCTAGATACACATTCTATTCTTATACCTTTTTGATTTGTAGGTGATTTAATCTTAGAGAACTTTTCGATAAAGTCCTCTAAAGATACAAATTCACTATGCCAACTACAAGTAATGCCTATCTCGGAATTATACTGATAACATAACTCGGTTAAGTCATTGTAGTATTCAGAAGACTGTGACATATTAGTTGTGATATTAATTCGTTTTAATTTATCACCACATTGTTTGTATAATGTCTCAAGTAATAAGTGTAGGTTCATTAACGAAACCTCACCACCAATTAAATCTAATTTAACATTACCAGGTAACTCGTTGATTATTCTTGCTATCTCTGGTAATGTTTCGTAGATTATATTAAAGTCTAACTTGATTGGTTCATCCCTAAACATTAAACAAGTGTATATCTTTCTAACACAATATGAACAATTATAATTACAGCAATCTGTTAATCTCCATTTGATTGTTGACTTACACATACCATTTCGACTTATTATCGTTTTTATATCCATAAATACTCCTTAATTAAAATGTTTTTACATAACTATAACTTGAACCTCTGCCGGTATAATACCAAGTTATTTGACTTACGGTATCACTTGACTTATTAATATTCATAGTAATACTATCACTAATACTATTAGGACTGACTGTCACATTAATGTCACTTACTTTATCACCCTTACTTACTATTTGTGTTATTGTTATACTATATGGGCTGTCGTTTTTAAAGTATACTTTTCTAGTCCAAATACTAGTGCTCGAATAATGGTCTACGTATATATTAGGATTATTATCAAATGAGGCTGTTACAGAAACAGATACATTTCCAGTAACAGTGTAACTTGATGTATAACTATCCATTTTATAATAACTGTCTGCACTTGCTGATACAGTTAATGTATCTCCATAATAAATTGTTGCACCGTTTGAGACTGGACCAGTTATGTTTCCATTTGGCGATGAACCTCTATATACGTTGACCGAAGATACACCAGTTCCTTTTGATACTGACAATTTATATGATTTAACCGTTCTTTGAACTTTCCATTCTTTTGGTGACTCACTACCGTCACCAAATGTAACCGTTCCTTCGCCTGAATAATTAAAGCCAGTTTGTTTACTATAAATTGTTAACTTAACTACATCATCATATCCTGAATAAACAAGTTGGTCAGCATTATAAGGAAGTTCTAGTGTTTTATTGTTTGCTGATGTATTTTTTAATATAAGTTTGCCTTCGGAACTAGTTAAATATGAATTAATATAAGCACATTGAGAGTCAACTGATGAAGCAGTAAAACTATAATCTCCTGTTATAGTTTTATTTGAACAATATACATATCTATAGCCTGTTCCAGAACCTATCCAGTTTGATAAAGTTGTTGAGTCTGTTGCACCACTATAACTTGTTATAATTCTATCATCTGCTTGAAAACCTTGGTTTTCGCAAGTGGAAGAGTGATAGTTATAAATCAATCTTGAATAGTATGTAAAGTTTATTTTTAAAGAGCCTGAGAAATTGATAGTTCCAAACTGATTATTTCCACTTATAGATTTATAATTTCCACCATAAAATTGAACATTTCCGTTTGTATGAGTGTTACCGTCATTATAAGTGAATGTATAATATTTAATAGGCGTTACAGTATAAGACTTATTTTCAGTTGCGGTTCCTGTATAAGTTATAACTTTAGGCTTACTATTTCCATCTACTTCAACATAAGTTGTTGTTGATGATGGTATTTCTTCAGGCAATAAATAATAACCGTTATCAGCAGTAATAGTAATAGTAAATGTAGAACCATTATCATACTCACCAGCCCCAGTTACTGTAGCGTTAGTAGCCGTAACACTAATCGTTACACCACCTTTCCAGATAGTTGTTCCATTTACACTAATTTGTTTTACTTCACCTTCAGGTATTTGTATAGATTTAACTTGTGAAAAATTCATATAATCAACTCCTTAAGATTTAACAAATACTGTTTTTGTGACCACAGTTCCATCTGCCATTGTAAATGTCCAAGTCTCAGAACTTAACTCTTCAACCCAAACATCCATTGTATGGAAATAAGCTTCAAAAGTTGTATCCCATTTAATATATAATTGAGCATATATAACTCTTCTAGTTGCACCTAAATTATTAAATGAAGTAATACTAGATTGTGTAGGAAACTCCTCTGATTTATAAACAACTCCACTACTATTATCTACAGGAAATCCACTAGCAGAGACTGGTGTTAATAAAACACTTATACCCTTAAAACTAAGTTCTAATTTTGTTTTATATAACTGGTCGTTTGTTCCTGACTCAAAAAAGTCACTAGGTAATCCCATATTAATATCAGAATAATTGTGTTTCTGATTAGGCACCATTGTCGTAGGGTCTAAATCCTTAAATACATCACACGTTCCAAATACTGGAGTTTCAATACTAAGATTACCACTATCTAAAATAGATTGATTATTTATAGATTTAATGTTAGTTCCTGAAACTAAGTTAGGTTGTTTAGTATTTAATAACTCATCTATCTTATCTTTACTATATGAAGTTGTCGTAAAGTGTGTTATAGTATATGTTTTATCTACCTTATTAATATTAACAACATAAAAATCAGCGTATGTTTGTCCTGCTAGTTGTGGAAAAGATGTAGGGTCATACTCTGCAGCGTTTCCAATAGACACAAAAGTCAAAGGTGAATTGCCTCCTGCAATTACATTTAAACTCCTATATTTATAACAATAGGTGTAAACATTATTACTATAATAATTAACAATACAATAATCTTTTTGTGCTTCTGCAAACTGTGCATCAGTTAATGTTCCACTAAAATTTGATAGTTCAATATACCCAATGTTTGCTTTATCAAATTTGCCATTCCAATTAGTTTTATCTGCTGCTGTTACAAATTTATGTGTAGTAGATGTATCATCAATATCATCAGCATTTAGTGTAACTACACCTGTTTTAGAGTTAACACTTGATACAGCATCTGCTGGATGCTCAAGTGGTTTCCAGTTTGAAAGTGTAGATGCAGGAGTACCAGCTAATATATATGTTTTAGATTCATCTGTTCTTATACATATATCACCAATTTCAGCAGTTAATGCAAGCATCGCAACCTCTGATGCTGCAGTAAATTTATCATTAACTGCTACAGCTGGTAATACTGATGTATCTAATTTACCATTAACATCTAGAATAGGTACGTTACCTGATGATGTTCCTGTGTTACATGCAGCAGCTGTACCTAATGTAGGTTTATTTTGAATGAATGCATCAGAGGATGAATTCTTTTCATTCCAATTAGCCTTTACATTTACTTGTGCACCTGCTTCAATACCAGATAGTTTTGTTTTTTCTTCTGTAGTATAAGCAGCAGTTGTTTCATCTAGTATGTTTTTATTACTATGATTATGTCTATCTAATGTGTTAGCATCTACTTTATCTCTATATGTTCCAGAGAAGTCATATTCTGATAAACCTTTACCTGTAACTTTATCTACTTTTTCATCAAGTGCTTTATATATTCCATTAGATGTAACAGGATTAGCTGAATCTTTTATAGGTTTTGGGTCAAATGTAAGATTGTTTTGTTTTTTTGCTAGTTCTGTATAGACAGCACCTGATTCAACTAAAGAAGTATTTCCACTAGTTACACTAGCTGTTGAATTCTTTACTGCTGCTGTGCCTAAACCTAGATTTGCTCTAGCATTTCCTTGATTATCTAAACCTAAGTTTTGATTAGCATCATAAGATACTGCATGAATTTGTGCAGTTGTTACTTCATGTGGGTTATTCTTATTTGCTTTATGATTATTAATATCTGTCTGTGCTGCAGATGCTGCAGATGTATTAGCTTCAACGTGAGCTATTAAAGAAGCATACTCAGAATTAGGAGACTCTTTAATATAATTTATAATTTCTGCTAGCGTATCTAGTGTTGAATCTAAAGATGTGTCAGAATCAATACCTAGTGTTGTATTAACAACTGTTCTCCATTGTTCGATTGATGCAGTATATGTATTAACTGCATTAGATACAGCAGTATTTACATCAGCTGTAGTTGATTGTTCATAAGCTGCAAGGCTTTCTGCAATAGCATTGTCTTTAGCTAGTTTATATGCAGATAAATCAGAATCAATAGCAGCGTCTTTAGCATTCCATAGAGCAAGTAATGAGTCCCAGTACCCTGAAACAGTATTTGCATAAGTTGTATTTACCTTAGTATCCCAAGCTGTGTGGTCTAAAGCTCTTTGTGCCTCAGCATTTTGTCTAGCTGTTTCATTAGCTTGACGTTGGTTCTCATTATAAACTCTTGAACCAGATGCAGGTACTGATACAGTATAACCTATACCACCATATTCTGCTGTATTTCTAGCTGCTTCATTAGATTCTCTTGTAGTTTCATTAGATTGTCTGGTAGTTTCATTAGCTTGGCGAGTGTTCTCTTGAGCCATACGTGTACCTGATGCAGGATTAGCTTTAGTTCCACCAGTGCTCTTACCATATTCACCATCAATAGCCTCATTAACATCCTCAAGAATACTCTGCTCAAGTAGTGTTTTAGTTATTGAACCAGTTTTAATAGCTGCAGATATTGTTCTTTCATGTGTAACATTATCAGCTTGGCTTATTGTTATACTAATAGTTGCAGTATCTTGTGGATTATAAACATCTACTAGATTAACCACAGGGATTCTAATTTCAGTTCCTTCTTTAAGTGTTAAAACAATTTCTTTGTTTGTAGAATCATAATAGTTTTTACCAGTACCAGTATCTAATAAGTACTCTGATGGTAAATCTATTGTTCCTAGAACTGTGTAGACATCATTAGCTTTATCTGTATAATGAACTAATTTGGCTACACCAGTTGTACTATTATATTTTAAATCTAGGTTATCTAGAATAGCTTGTCTTGCATTAGAGTTGGCTGTATCACTAGTAGTAAGCTCAGTTTTAGTAGCATAAGTTGTAGTTATAACATTACCTGATGCATCAGCTGTAGCTTTTTTAGCTGTATCTGTTTTAGATGTTTCGAGTAATGCCTCAAGTTGTGCTATTGTTGCAAATGTAGTGTCCACATAAGCTCTCTCATTAACGATATCTCCTCTAGTTGCAGGAGCTGTATCATTATTTGTCCAAGTATTTCTAGCAGGTCTTTCATTAATATCAATAACTGCATTACTTATAACCATTTTATTATTCTTTTTAGATAAGTAATCCTTTAACCAATTTAAAATATCTAAATATAAAGCTGTAGTAACTATTGTATGAGTCTGCAGTTTACCTTCTTCAACATCATCAACAGTCTTTATGAATTTAGTTACAGAACCAGATTTATGGAAAACATAACCAATACATTGTTCTGCATCAGTATGTACTTCTATTGTAAAACTATCAGGACCAAATTTTATTTTTGTTCTGTGATTAGGAGACTCAATAAGTTCAGTTATAGCGCCATTAAGTAAGTTTAATGTGTCATTCATTTGCTGTGTTCCACTACCATCACCCATAGGTAACTTTTTAGAATCTTCTGTCTTAGTGGCATAAGTCTCTGTTATTATATTTCCATCAGCATCTGCAGTTGCTTTTTTAACTGTATCATTAGCTTCCTCCATTAAATTCTCATGGAAAGTATCAAATGCTTCTTTATCTGTATTGATTTGGTCAAAAGCATCTTCTATTCCTTCTTCGATTTTATTAAGTTTTGATGCAGATATTTCTGTTTCCTCATCTACCCAAACTGTTTTTATATATGGGTTAGCTCTTTTACTCATTATTTTGTCCTCCTACTAGTTCATCATAATTAAATGGTCTTAAATCACTGTGAAGTTTAAGCTTCGGTGAGCAGACTATAGTTTTATTAGGCCTGATGCCTATTGTTTTAGTGTAAGCTTCAGATTTGTATGTGGCATTTATACCATACAATATCCTTTCTGTATCAATTCTAGGATTTGTGTCATCCTGTAGGATGATTACGTTTGAATCCTCATCTGTTTTTTGACTTAATGTTATGTTATCTCTATTAACTGTGAACATTACAAAGTCAAAGTCTGTATCTGATAAGAATGTATCTATATGTAGTAAACATTTATAGAATGTATATTCCTCATCCTGTTCTGTATTAGGATTGAAGAGTCTCTTAGTATATTTTATTCTATCAAAGTGTGCATATATAGGTGTAGAGAAATTTATTTTAACAGCTAGATTGTTAGGATTACTAACAACTGTAGCCTCTTTCTTAACAACTATTTGCCTAATCTTTTTTATACCTTTATTTGTCTTGATATAACCATAAGCACGCTTAATAAATGGTTTGTATATGTAAGTAATAGATTTAAGTATCTCACCTTTAAGATTTGTTATATAGAGTTCAACAAGTATTGGTTTATTATATTCATAACCTGATGTAGATTCTAATAACATTTTTTCTTTAGTTGTAGATTCAATCTGTTCCAAAATATTTCCAGTGCTTATTGATTTAATTATCGCAACAGTTTTTAAATTTGAATTGTTATAATTAAAGTCTGACTCTGTCTTATAAGCATAAGTAAAATCAATGTATAATTTATTTAAAGATATATTACCACTTGTTGTTGGTTTATTATAGATAACAAGATTTTTTATATCAGGTAACTCTACTGGTTCAGATACTAAATCTAAAGTATCACTTGACCATAGAGCTCTTGTATATAAATCTTCAACATTTGCTAGAATAAGATAACATTTTCTATACCACCTATCTTTTTGCATAGGCGATTTATTATCATTTGTTATGTCTATTGTTATTCTTGTCTCTTTATAACCATTAACATTAACATTTAATAGATTTGTTTCATAAGCATTTATGCTATCAATCCAATAAGCTGTGTTATCTATTAAATATTTTTCTTCACTATTAACATCATATAAATAAAACCTTACACCTGTTGGTTTATCAGTCGTTGCACTTGCAAAAAAGAGACAAGTAATTGTTGCTGTAGAACCAACAACAGATATGTCAGTTATTTTGCAATCAGTATTTGTCCCTTTAATCATTGTTATTCATCCTCCACCTGTACGTAAATAGTTCCATTAGGTTTAGTTGCTAATGCCTCTTCAGGGTCTGCAGTACCGTAGCTTATCTTATCTTTAAGTTTATCAACTCTTTCAATTATATTTGATAAGTCACCAACAGTTGCTAGTCTGACTGAAGTTAAAGAGTTCTCACCTACTGTAGGTATGTCTAAGAACTTAGCATTAGTAGCTGTTAAGTTTGAGATTTGAATTGAATTGTATGATGGTGAGTTTACTAATATAACTGTATTTGTATTACCTTTAGCGAATCTAAATGTACACATTCTGTAAGCAATTATATCACCAACATCTGCTGGTCTAGTATTACCATCATTTGTTTCTATTATAATATCAAATTTTAAATCTTGATAAGTAGGAGTGTCATCCAAAGAGCTTGTTGGAACTTTAATAACAAGCTTATTTCTACCTGCAATACTTGATTGTGTTGGCACAAAGAATATTAAACAATCAGATGGTAGGAAAGAAAATTTATAAATTAAATTAAACTCTCTTAAATGCTCATCTGTTGTTGGTGTATAAGATGCTTGTGTATATACCTTAGGAAAATAAGGCAGCATTTCCAATAATAAGTCTTCAATAGGTTTATCCATTTTGTGTCACTCCTTCTGGTAATAATTTTATTTCAGTTTGTTTAGCTGCTTCCTGTTTAACCCATTTATCATATTCCATTAAAACACCTTTTCTAAATCTTGCATCATGAAGAGTTATCTTATTAGCATGCTTTTTAGCATACATAGTTGAACTCCACATATTGATGACAAGAGTGAAACATTTAATGGCTAATGACATGAATGCAGCTTTGTTAAATACTATAGCATCGAATAAGATACTTGATAAAATAAATGTAAAGCCAAATGATAAGAATAATTTAGGTACTCTATATCTAATTATTTGAGCATTCTCATGTTTCTCAACAAATTCATTTGGTCCTGCATCTTCATCTTCTGAATAATACTCAGATAATAAAGTGCTTATTGTAACTCTATCATACTTGACAGGCTCTGTGTCAATGATTCTTTCAATCAATTCCTCATCAAGTTGTTCTTCATACATCTTTCTTTTTCTACAATATTCACTGTTTTCTTTTTGTTCTTCAGTGCCTTTGTTCCAAAGATGCATTTCCTCTTCTTTATATCTTAACTTTTTAATTTGGAAGAAGAATAAATTTATAGTTATATAATCTAGCTTAGCTAGCTTTAGCCCAACCAAGAATTTATATTGAGCTATCTTTCTTTTCTTATTGAATACTGCTAAGAACTTTAAGATTATGGATGGTATATTAGTTTCGCCAGCAGCAAAATTATCTATGTATTCTATGCATGTCTTATATTCAGCATTGTTTTCTTTAAACCAATCTAGATATAAATAGACTGAGCCCAATGTAACGAATATAATTGCAGCATCTGTTATTAATTGTTCAATATAGAAGTAGCCATCCTTAAGCATTTCCCATCCTATATTAGCAGTGAATAATGTAGCACCACCTACTAATAAGAAAGACAATAAGAACATAGCTACTATTTGTAATCTTTCAATTATCTTCATAAATTATTTTCCCATCTCTTCTTTAATTATTTCTCTTATGTCTTCTAGTTGTTCAGCATTAGTTTCTCTAGTTTCTTGCTTTCTTAACTCTCTCTTGATTAAGAAGTCATACTTCTTCTCAATAGGTAGAATTACAACGTAACCTAATACTTGACATACAGATGTTAAGCATAGACATAATAAAAATTTTTGAAGTGTTTTTAATAAAGCATCCATTTCTTCTTTGGCTAGTTTAAACCAATTAGGTAATTTCATAGCTAGTATAACACATAATACTATAATGATTATTGACCAAATATTTTTACCTATACCAAGTAAGATATATTTTAGATTACTATACTCCCAAGAATTTACCCAATTCTTAAGTTCTTCTTTAAATCTTCTACATAATACATAGGCAACTATTATAAATATAATAGATATTTTAACGATTGTTTTTGTTTTCATAAACTGATAATTACAACCCCAAATAACGCATGGTATTACTAGGGTTGTAAGAAAAAATAGTATTCTATACATCAGTCTAAATCTTTTTTCTTTTTTAATATTGGCTTTTGTATAAGTAGCTGCCATAATAGCACCTCCTATACTGTTAATTTATCAATAGCATTCTGTGCAGTTTCACTAGCTATATTAAGAACTTCATTTATGTTCTCAGTTTTTTCTTTAAGTTCTTGTTTAATTGTACCTAAATCAGTGTTAGTACCCTCTTCAATCTTTTCAACTAATTTAATTACAGGCTTAGCTAAATCAAGCTCACCTTGTTCTTTTAATTGATTAGATAAAGTAACAAGTTCCTTCTTTGTATCAGAAGAGATTGTATTTGAACTTAAGTAGGCAGTAACTACAATGTCTCCTAATGTAGCACATGCTTGTCTAAGTTTCTTGTTGTCTTCTGTTAATTTACTTACAGATTTTTCAGTAGCAGTAAGTTCTCTATTTGCATTAATAAGTTTCTTAGTTGCTCTCCATTCTGTGAAAGTCTTAACTACTGCGAATATACCTACGCATATAGTGAAAACTTTATCTAAGGTAATACTTCCACCGAATACTACATCAATAAAATCTTTTAAGTTATCCATTGTTCTGCCTCCTAAATTATTCCATCATTAAGGTGTCTTTGAAGTTGTAATTTAATATCAGATACTTCATCTTGCAAGTCTTTTAATATATCACCTTGAGTTTTAAGTGAACTATTCAAAGCCCTTACTGCATCAGAAATGTCAGATATTACTTCTGAAACATACTTCATTTGATTATATTTTATCATAGAAGCATCTAAATTGATAGAACTATTTATAGCTTTTTGTCCGTTAACTTCTTTAACTACATCAACGAAAGGATATACAGCTACGAAATTACCGTTGTCATCAATAGCTTGTAACATCATTCCTTTCTTTATGTAATCTTTATTTAAGATTGTTGGTGACTCTATCACATGACTTTTAACTAAATGATTTAATATAGATTCTAATGAAGTAATCTTTTTATAAAGTTGCTTGATTGAATCAGACTGTGTCTTCTTTAAATCGAATGTTATTTTCTCAAGATTAAAATTAAACTTAATAAGATTTGTTTCTTGAGTGTTGTCACTATCAACTAATATTAATTTGAATGTAGAATCTATAAGATATTGCTTAACATCTTCTGTTAATGATAACTTAGATGTATAAATATTATCTTTAGAATTCACAAATTCAATAACTATTGATGAACCATTAGTTAATAATAATTCTCCAAACACCAATGTAGTTGGAGCTACATCAGTGTCTAGATAAATTATTTGATTTGCTGAGGTGATTGAATCACCAAGATATTTTAATAAATTATTTTTATATTCTAGCATTTTAATCACCTCTTATTCTAATATTAAAAGTGTTACACTACTTGCATCATAATATAATTTTGTTGGTTGAATAATAATATTTTCTGCATTAGTATCGAAGGCTAATATTTTATGACAATCTAATATTAAAGTATTAGAATCAATTTTAGCTTTTATATCTATTGATACAGCTGTTGTATTAGTATTTTTTTGTGATGCATAAGTTGACCCAAACACTTGACTTACAGTTACAGAAGTATTATTAATAGGTACTGAATAAAATAGTTCTGTATGAGTATCATTTTGAAAATATAATCTTAGTGTGCCATTTATAAATAGAGGCACATAAGTATATTCAGGCAAATCTAAAGATATTTTTAAAATATCAGCAGTATAGTATTTATTACCATTTAATGCATTACCAGTCTCCCAAACTTTTATTTTTTTAGATGCTTGAGACAACGGTAATGAAAATGACTTTAGAGTTTTTAAATTATTAGCTATATTAGATTCTATATTATCTTGAATATTATCAGAAGATATATATGTATAATCATTTTGGTTTGCTTTAGAACAACCAATTAATAGAAATAATAAAGCTATAGTAATTATAGATAAAAGTATTTTTTTCATAAGCCCTCCTATTTTAATTTGGTAATAAAAATGTGATATAACTAGGGTCAAAATATATACTTGATACAGGTATTTGTGTATCTTCTGCATTAGTATCAAAAGCAAGTATGTCGCCACAATTCATTGTTAATGTACCATTTACATAGCTAGCTGATATATTTATAGATACTGAGAAAGTATTAACACTACCATACGGATTATTTGTTGAAGATAATGTTTGACTTAATGTTACAGAATGCGAAGCTGGTCCAGATGGTATACAATAAGCAATTCTGGCACAAACCTCATTTTGAAAATAAACTCTTAACATACCATTTACATATAAAGGAACTCCTGCATCTCTTTCAGAAGATGAACCACCGAAAGAAGTTGTTGATTTTGAAGATGCAGTATAACACTTGTACCCATTTAATGAATTACCAGTTTCCCAAGCACTAGAAGCACTACTTATTCCATATACAGCATAACTTTTTATTGTTAACTTAGATAAGCCAGGGTCACCCTTAGGGCCTTGTGAACCTGGGTCACCTTTATCACCCTTATCACCCTTATCACCTTTATCACCTTTGGCTCCATTAGTACCATTAGTACCGTTTGTTCCTGGGTCACCTTTAGCACCTTTAATGTTACACTCTTCTGTCCAAGATGTCCCACCTTGGCATCTGTAAATTTTATAAGAGTTAGTATCTAAATACATATCGTTTCTATTTGCCGAAACTCTTGTATCAGGATTACCTTGACCAGTCTGCCATGTATTACCATCAGCACCATTTTGCCCATGCTCTATTTCAAATGCTTGAGCTTGTGATGTTCCATCATCAAATAATAAATTATAAACATTCTTAGTATCATCTGATTCTGTTAAATTTTTTTCTACTCTTAAGATACTTTTACCTGGAGTTCCATCTTGACCTCTAGCAAGAATATCTGTTTTAGCATCATTTATATACCAATAACCATCTACACCTATTGTTACATCATCTTTAGCTTTAACACCAGTTGATGTTGAGCCTATATACCATTCGCCAGACTCTTGGTCGATATGTGGTGTAGTACCATCAGAACCAGGAGCTCCTTGTATATTGTAAAGTTTTAATTGATATGTGTCATCTTGTCCTGTAACAGGGTCAAGAATACCATACATAGTTTGACTGTTACTATCTGGCTCAACTAATACTTGTGGAGCAAGTGAAGGTGCTGGACCTGTTTCTCCTGTTTCACCTTTAGGACCTCTTAATCCACCAAATGTAAATGTAAATTTTTTATTTGTATTTGTACCACTTGCAACAACAGTAGCTGTTGGATTATTATCTGCTATTGTAGTATCATAAGAACACGCTGGAGTATCAAAGCCTGCTGCAGTTCCTGTAGGTCCTTTAAATAAATTTGTGTTTACAAGATTCGCCCAAGAGTCTGCATTTGTTACATCTGAAGCATCGCTTTCAGCCCAGGCATATTGTATAAATCCAGTTGTGCTGTTATATCTTAAGAAAACTTTATCTCCTTTAGGACCACGAATTTGAGCACCAGTTGTAAATTGGTCGTTACCACTTGTTGCTACTCTTATACAAATTTCACCATTAGCATTTATATAAGCATCACCAACTTCTGTTGCTTCGCTCTGATTTGTTTTTATTTTAACAGATGTTCCAGCAGGACCTTGTGGGCCAGTTGGACCTTGTGGACCGATAGGACCTTGAGGTAATGTAAATGTCTGTGTAGTTGCATCACTAAATACAATTAACAACTCTGTCTCACCAGTAAGAAGATATGAAGGTCTAATTTCTACAATAGATTTGCCAACATCACCACGGTCACCCTTATCTCCTTTTGGACCTTGAGGGCCCTGTGAACCTGTATCTCCTTTAGGACCTTTTATGTCACCAATGTATTTGAATATACAGCCTTCTGTTCTTTTTTCTATACATGTAACAACTTTACCTGTATCACCGATTAAATAACAATAGCCTACTTCTGCTGAAGACATAACTTGTAAACCATTAGGGTCATTATATAAAATACCAGTATTGTTAGCAGCTATAGCCCACATACCAGATAAGCCTGTGTAAAGAGTACCACGTATAACACCTGATTCACCAGTGTCACCTTTAGGTCCTCTTGCTCCATCTTCTCCTGGCTCTCCCTTTTCACCACGTAATGTTGTGTTTTTTAATGGAGCTAGGTCAAAAGTATATGTGTTTTTATTATCTAATACATGACCATCAGTTGAATTAAACTCAGCCTGTATAGGTTCATTTGTGTCTGAGTATTTTAATAGTATTGTAGGTACAGGTCCTGGTTCACCTTTCTCTCCTTTTGGCCCAGTAATTTTAGCTTCTTGATTTGTTGATGGAATCTCTTCTGAGAATGTAAGATAAAGGCCATCTTCTTTTTGAACTACTTTAGGATAGTATGTAATACCTTGTGCTTGATACCAAGTATAAGGTCTAGCATTTATAGTAGCTTGGTCTTCATCATCATAATAAACTTTAATACCAAAGAATCTTTTATTTGCATTAGCATCAGTAACCATATTCTTTCCTTGAAGATTATCAGCAAATGCAAATGTAAGTCTAGGCGTTTTACCAGATACACCGTTGTTTCCTTGAATTCCTTGTGGACCTCTTTGACCTACTGCACCAGTTTCGCCTTTAACTCCAGGCACTCCCTGAGGACCTTGAATTCCTTGAGGACCTCTAGCTTGTTCTTTAGTATGATAGATTATTTTATCATTAGTAATAATTCCCCAGTAGTAACCAGATACACCTGTGAATGTATGCATCTCTTCAGTGTCTCTACCAGGTGTTTCATCTGTCCAATAATAAGATTCACCATTAGTTAAATAGCTAATAGTTACAGAAGATGCTGATGAGATTATAGGTTGGTTGCCAACTGTATCATTAACAAACTCACCTCTAAGTTGTAGATATGTTTGAAGCATCTCAGGTAGTTCTGGCAATGCTTCTAGAGCAGATGTGTACTTTTCTTCAAGTTGACCTACTCTTGCATCAAACTCAGAGATTTTATTTGTAGATTCGCTCTTATCAAGTTCAGCTTGTCTGTGCTCATCACGTAAAGCTGTGAGCTCATCAATTAATTCATTTAATATCTCACTTGTTATTTCTTGACCATGTCTTAATTTTTTCATTTTAATTAACCTCCTCTGGTCTGATTATATTTGTATAGAAATTATATGGGTCACTATCTGGAATGTCTATTGCCTCATAATTATAAGTTATACTCGAGAAAGAGAAACGTCCTTTATTCTCAGCTGTTATTGTTGACTCTGCAAGTAGACAAGGAAACTTATTAACTACTGTAAATAATTTAGTATCTTGTATTGTTGAATCCAATCTTATATTTTCCTTAGATACTTTGTCCCCTTCTTTAAATATACGTAAATCATTTATACTAAACAATTTATTTTTACTATTGTATATAATATGCCCAGCTTCATTTCTAGTAACTAGATTAAAATCAACTTTAGAATGCTGATTTCTATGATAATAAACTAGGATGCTAGATATTATTTTATATATCTTAGCGTATTCTAGTTCTTCACCTTTTAATTTTATAGTACATGGAACTACCTCATCCAAATCTTCATAGGTATCTTCATTGAAGCTTACTAATATATTATTATATAAGAATAAACTCTTACCTTTAAAGTAGATTACATTCTCTGAATTAAAGTATTTTGATTCATCCCTTAACCACGGCATAGTAGTTGTTCCATCTTCTAATTGATTAGACATATTGAAATACATTTTAATTCTTATAGCTGGTCGTTCTTGTACTAAATTATTACTATTATCAATAGAGAATTTCTCTTTCCATAATAAAGCGTAGTAATCATTAGTTACTTCTGATATACAGCTATTATCATCCCAAGGTATTTCTACATCTGAATTCTTATTAAGAACTCTAGTATTACATTGTGTAACTTTAATTACATCATTAGATAAATCTGATGCATTAATATAATAAAGCTTTTTGAAATATTTAAAGATTAAGATATTATCACATACTTGTATTGTATCAGCATTATCTGATGAAACTGTAGAATTAATTGTACGTCTTTGGTATGGTGAGTAGTAACCAGATTGGTCATCATAATCATCACCATTTCCTGATACGATATGGATACTTCCACCAACATTATCTGCATTAGCGAAACAAATAATATTACCTTGGAAAGGTATAGCTTTTATTAAAGCTTCATTCTTTGTTGTCTTAAATGATAAGCAACCCCTATCTGTAACATAACCAGGATTGTTTAATATAGTTTTGAACCATTTACCTGTATTATAATTGTCACCATAATAAAGAAGCTTATTACCATCTACTAATATCTTTGTACAAGATTGAACTATATTAAAGTCATCACTTATAGTTAGGTCTTTCCACAATACACTAGTAGCTTGACCAAAATATTCACCATCAACTTTATCTATTTTATAATCATAGATTGTTGTATATTTTTCTACGCCATCATTAGCATCTGTATAAGCATAATTGACTTCCTCATAATCTAAATAAGGTTCCCATAAAGTTGTAGAATCTTTCATAAGAGAAAATATATTATTGGTATAAGCAGAAGCATCATGTCCACTTACGCATCTATAAACTATATTATTATAAAGTGTTAAATCACCTGCAGAAAATACGCTTTTATTAGCAAGATTCCATTCAGGTACAACTACATTAGGTGTCTCAAATGACCTAGCAAATGTAACACGGTATTGAACAGTATCAGCATCTGTTACTTCTATAGATGTATAAGAAGTTTGTGATGATAATCCAATAGTCCTTTGATAATTAGGGTCTTGTATTTTAAATGACACAATAGTGTACCAAACATCATTAATACATTTTTCCCATCTAAACCAATAGTTCCTTATATTGTCACCAACCTGTATATTAAATATAGGTTCTAATAAATAAGTACCAAATAGAGTTTTTCTAATAACTATTCTACCTATTGATGTTGTTACTGTATCTTCTTGAGAACCTACAGCTAATTCAGGATAAGGACTCATATAATTATAACCTATGTTTGTTATCTCTGAGTTGTTACAGATATGAGGTTCTAGTACATTAGCAACTAATTTATTATACTCGACAGATATTGTTATGATTCTTGTACCAGTCATAACATATAGTTTATTGTTAAATGTAGCAGCTTCAATCTTTCTAGAATTCTGGAATGTTAATGTACTGAAGAAAGAATAATTTGTATTAAAAGAAGAACTCTTTAAAAATAAGGATGTATCTTCTAAGGAACTATATCTGTTATAATGATTATCTATACATTTATATAACTTGTTGTTGTATGAAACAACTGTGTCAACTTCCCATCTTGCTATTTTAGTAATCTCCCAGTTAATTGGTGTTCCTTCATAAGAATCTATTTCTTCCCAGTATTCTTCATTTGTTGGTAGGATTATTGTTTTCTCAAAAGGAACTAAACATACATACTTTACTGTGTATAATCCTTCAATCTCCTCAAAATAATCACCACGTTCAATCATTCCTGATAAGACTGTATCCCAAGCGTCTCTTTTATTTAATAGAAGTTCAGCCCCAGTGATATCATTCTTTATATAGTCTTGAATGAAACCATCATGTTTATCTGGAACTATATCTGTTTTTTGAAGTGTAGTTAATCCTTCGAATACATTTGTCTCATTATATTTTTTAATTGAGTAGTCTGTTAATTTATAAATATTAAGACGAGATAATTTAATTGTAGTGTTCTCGTTGAAGACAGATTGGTAAAGCTTACCATCAGCAGCAATTATGATGTAAGTTATTCTATATGTAAATAAGAAAATACCCTGTATATTTTTAATGTCTTCATCACATGTAATTTTACAAATCTCTTTAGCACCTTTACGTTTAACTAAAGCACCAGATAAAAATGTCATATTAACACAATCACGCATCTCATTCTTTAATAGATGCTCGTTACTTGGGTCAGTGTTAATACCTCCAGTAAAATCATTATATGTTGCAGGTTCATTATAAGTATAAACAGGATAATCTTTATATTTAGTAGGCATACTAATCATCCTCCTCTATCTTAATAACTGCATCTTCTTCATTGAATTCATCTTCATAAGATAATTCATGAACAATATCTTCTACATAATACTTGTAATTAGATAGAGCTAGGTTAATCTTATCAGAATCTTTAAGCACTCTAGCTGTATAGAAATAAGCTGCATAAAGTACTAAGGCATCCTCAAACTCTGGTCGTATGTCTAATTCTATGCTCTTAAGTTGGTCAGAATCATTTGGGTCTAAAGGCATTTCAGGAGCATAAAGCTTTTGATAATAACCAAAAGAAAGTTCCTGAAGATTTAAACCAAATGTAGTGTTCCATTCAATATATAACTTATCATTTAGAATATAATAAACTGCTTCCCAATCATCAACCTTACTCCTGAATTTACCGTTTTTAAATAAGCATTGGATACGTTTATCTGTTAATGGTACACGAGTTGCTACTGTTGCATTATCAGTTAAATATAATCTAAGATAATTTATTTTTCTAATATCTTTAGGAAGGTCAAGGCACATCCAATTTAAGTCTTGCTCAACATTTTCAAAATCAGATAAATGTAATTCCTTAAATAATTTATAACCACGGCTTGTTAAGTCTGCCATGCAGTTAGAAATACAAGCTCTTAAAGATGGAAGGTCAATAACATCTAACCCAGTTGTTCCTATTATTCTTAAGTATAAATCGTATAGTGTCATTGCTTTGTACCCATAACCCTTTCTATAGTTTTTAATTGTTGGTCAAGTTCATATCTTCTTTTATTGTTTCCCCAATGTTCTCTCCAGTTTTCATTAGCTTCTCTCTCACTTAGTATATCATCAAGATTTTTAGAGAAATCTTGGACTTGACATTCTATAATTGTATTTTCATTTAAGTTTTCTAAAAATATAGTTGTGTTATATGAATCACCTGATAAATAATAGGCCTCCATTGTATGTATCTCATAAGCTTGTTGAACATTATTAAATACTACAAAAGCATTCCCATTTGTTTTCTTTAAAAATCTATCACAAATATTATTTATATTGCATTTTTTAAGATGAGGATTAACCCTCAATATATCTATATAATTCATAATACACCTCATTTGTTTTTATTATAACAAAAAAGGACTGCTCTTTCAAGCAAGTCCTTATTGTTAATTATTATTCTTGAGGGAACTTAACTCCATCTGCTACGCCAGTGATTTGAACTGAAGTTGCACCATCAGCGATACCCTTAGGTAAACCATTGTTTTGGTAGCTGAAGAATGTACCAGGTTCAGTAACCTTACAATGCTTAAGAACTGCATGGCATCTCCAAGCATCAATATACATATCAGCATACTTATTCATGATACCTTCATACATTTCTGTACCAGGTCTACGTTGTAATACACCGTTAACTTCTCCTGAAGTAATCCAAGTAAAGTCACGTCCTACAAGTTCACCAATCTTAGTT